GTGGAAATGACCGAGCACTACGCGAACATCGAACCAAGCCGCGCTGACGTGGACGCGCTGGGAGGCCCCGTGCTGCTGGAGTTCGGCACGGCCTGGTGCGGCCACTGCCGCGCCGCCCAACCGCTGATCGGCAAGGCGCTGGCGGACCGGTCAGGCATCACCCATCTGAAGATTGAAGATGGTCCGGGGCGGCCGCTGGGACGTTCGTTCCGGGTCAAGTTGTGGCCTACGCTGATTCTGCTGAGCAAGGGCCAGGAGCTGGGACGCGTGGTTCGCCCGCAGGACTTGCGGGCCATTGAGCAGGCCCTGGGTGCAGCCGGACGAGGCTGAACCGCGTGCAACCACGCGGCCACGGGGCCTGGCAATACCGGCATTGACCCCGTGCTTCGCGACCATCGGCAGGCAAGCCGTGGCATAATCCGCCGTCCAGTTTTGCAGGAGCCTTGGAGAGTCGCCCATGTCCGAACCCGATCAGCGGTTGTGCCTATACGGAATCAAAGCCTGTGACGCCGCACGGATCAGGCTCAACGCCTAGTGCCTCGCGGCTTTCGGCCAGTTTTCACGCCCAGAAATCCGATCTTTTGCGCAATCTCCCGCGCCAACAGAATCAAACACTTACGTTTGCGTTTTGGGGAAGGAATTTCCCCTATCTCAGCCCGTCCGGGCAACACAACTCCTCCCCTGATCATCCAATAAAAGATACGCACAAATAATATTGCGCCCGCTATAAGGTGTGTGTATATTCAAACCATCGAAGGGCAAAAAGCCCAGACCGGCACCTCGCGGAATCAGGGGTGGGGAAAAACATGATCATCGCCCTCGCCCACGACCATTTCGATGCCGACAAGCTGGACGCCGTAAAGGCCGAAATGACCATCCTTGGCGCTCCGGTTATCAAAGCTGTATGGATGGAGTGCTTTGGCCACTGGGCCGCCCTTGAAGGCTGCCATCGCATCCGCGCCGCCGCCGAGCTTGGCCTGACTCCGGTAATCGAAGAAATCGAGTACAGCGAAGACGTCACGCTGGCCGAACTGGCCTGCGACGATGCCGACGAGGGATATACAGTCGCGCAGATCGCCGATGACTCCTACCGCACCGAAACCATCACCTTCGAGAGTTGAGCAATGAGCCACGACAACCGCAGCCGCATCACCATCGAGCAGCCAGGCAAGCCAATGCTCTACCAGGCAACCGACCTACCAGGCTGGGAGATGGTCGGGACCGTGACCCGCGGCGAAGGCGATACCGGTGCCCTAGTGCGCAATCTGACCACTGGCAACTACGCGCAAGCCAATGCCGGGTCGATCCGCACACTCGACCAACGCAAAGTGCGCGCTGCGATAGATCCGGCCGCGAAAAAGCTCGACGGCGGGAAACGGGTCAACGTCTATCTGGATGAGGCCAGCTTGACCCGGGCGGCGGAGCTAGGCGGAGGGAATGTGAGCGAGGGGATTCGCAAGGCGCTAGCGGCTGAGTGATCTCGCCCACTCCTGCAGATACTCGAGCGCGGCTTGGTCCTGCTTCATTCCTCGGCGGATATCCCAAACAGCCCGTCCAGAATCTGCACTGAGTTCGACGCTGGCTGCATCGCCCACGCCGCCGGGGCCGGTGGCGGCGGACACGATGGCGTCTGCTCTGGCAACCTTGACTTCGATCCGCAGGCGGCGACGCTCATCGTCAGCAGAGCTATACAGGCGCTCGAGGCGATCGTTTTCGGTGAGTGCATTGGTCAGTTTCTCGGTTGATTGTTGGTCGGCCTTGGCCAGGCGCTGCTCGAGCGCCATTCGGTCGGCCTGCTGCTTGAGGATGACCGCAGCATTGGCCTCGGCAACCTGACGCAGATGGGTCTGGTACTCGGCCTGTGCCTTCGAGGCTACAGACTGAGCCGATAGCACCCTGATCTGTTGCCCACCGGCTACAACGGACAGGGCAAGGAGCCAGTAGGACCAAGTAGGGACCAACTTGAGCCAGGCGGTCATGTGACCTCCTCCATCGCTTGCGCATACAGCGCGTTCCAGGTGTGGCGATGAGGTTTTCCGGGCCTCCATACCCTCAAGTACAGATCCCACGCGCCTTGCTCGTCGCCAATGGCTGGAAGCGGCTTCGGATCGGTCCACAGCAGCAGTCGAGCAAAGGCCGCAGCAAGAACATCATCGTGCTCAAGCGCGGCATAGACGGCGCTCTCTGTCGCGATGACGCTACGTGCCCGACACACGGCCTGCGCATGTTCGCGGCTTGAGTGATGGTGCAGCACGCCGCGCACCCCGCCGCCCTGCTCGAATTGCCAAAAACCTCTTGCCGGCCCGCCGATCTGGCGACGGTGCTCAAACCGGGATTCCTGCAGGCCGATCGCGAGCATCTGCACCTCAGCCGCCTGACTATTCATCCGCGCAGGCAGCAGCGCGAGAGCGGGCGCTATGGCTCGCTCCCGGATTTCAGAGAGGGTCATAATTTTATTCCAGGCAGAAAAAAGCCCCGACTGGCGGGGCTAATAGTTGAGCTTCCGGCCGGCTAGTACGGAAGTAACTCCAAAACGTTTGACGCAGGACTCTCGCCCGCGCTGTTCCATGCCGTGACGTAGAAATACTGCGTCACGCCACCCGAAACGCCGTCGACACGAACCGACGTATTTGTTGTCTGAGCCTGCAGTACATAGCTGCCTGTGCCCGTCTTCATGTATACGCGGTAGCCAGTAGGCGGGCTCCCAGTCAGTGGCGCCTGCCACGAGAACACGTTGTACGGCAGTGGGTCGCGGCCACCACTGACAAACGCGAAGTTGACTGGCGCTGAAGGGGCTACCACTACCACTGGCCGAGTGAACCCCGCCACCACACCGGGCATCATGCTGCCACCGTTTGGCCGATCACGTCCCATTCGTTCGTGCCGACCTTCTTGAGGGTTACGGTCATGCGCGCGGTCATGTTGAGCGTGCCGCCCGACGGAGCGTTCAGCGTTACGCCGCTGGCGGCCGCCAGGGTTACGTTGCCGAGCGCCCGAACGGTGATCTCAGTGCCGATCTCAAACGCCACGGATGCGTTTGTCGGAACAGTCAGCGTGATGGCACTCGTGGTGCCTGGGCGCAGGTAGTTCCAAGCGTCAGTCATGGCGAGCGTGCGGCTGGTAGCCGTGGTGACGATAGACGACTTGTCCTGCTTGGTGGCGGGGTTGAAGTTGCCTGTATGCCAAACCGTCTCGCCACCGACGCGGAGCGTCTTCTGCACAGTGAGCGGCGCTATGCTGTTGTAGACCTCCGCGTTCAGCACCGTCGCCGTTTGCCGGTTGTAATACTCGATGCAGAGGAGCTGATTGACGTCATCCGACACCGCTCGCCCTTCGAAGAAAATTCCGTCGTCATAGGCGCTGGCTTGATAAGGCACTATCAGCGCTGCGTATTTCACGCCCTGATAGGTGCAGGACACTGCTTGCCAAGCCTCGGCGTTATTCCCCATGATCTCGTAGAATGCAGTCGTATGGCCGTTGTAGGCAGACGTCGAAACAATCTCGACGCTGGCTTGGTTCAGAAGCGAGGCAATACCGCCTCGCGTCGCGGTGATCTTGCCGTCTACTATGGAGTACGGAAGGAGCGTAGACGTATAGAGCGGGTGCAGCAGGATAAGCCGGTCGCAATAGATACTGAAGAAGCCGCCAGACAGTCGACGCCGTACCGTTTCAGCGAGCACTACCCGGCCGGCGTCCAGGTCGTCCACTCTCGTCTGCTTTATGAGATTTCCGGCGTGCCAGAACGGTTTACCGAGGCCGCCAGTGAAATCGTCGCTATCCGAAAAAGCGAAGTCTCCATTTGGGTCCAGCCCTAGATACTTGTCGTGGACTGCGGATTTGAATCGGATCGATAGGTTGGTAATTGCGGCCGTGGTTCGTTCAACTGTTAACGCAACGGCCGTAGTGCCCGTAATGACCACAGCTGACGGCAGCGCGTTGAGGTTGGCGAAAGCAGCTGTTCCAAGCGTGTTCAGCTTCGCTTGGATCTTCCCGATCGCAGACAGCACGCTGTCGGCCGCCGTCACTGCCGTGGACACGGCCAAACTCAGGCCGGTAAGCACCGTGTTGCGCACGCGGTGCTCGCTGAAATACAGGTTCGTCGAGCCTTCGGTCAGCGCATCTGTGGTGCCGGGTGATGGGTTGATCTCCGCGTACACTGAACCGGTCCAGCGGTACTGTCGCGTCGGGTTCGCCTGGGTGCCCTGGTTGACGGCGATGTAGATTTTTCCGCCCTCGCCGGTCGCGGGGAAATCCTCGCGGGTCGGGTACTCGAGCACGTCATCGACGTAACTCGGCAACTGGCTGGCCGGAATGCGGGCGAACTCGTCGAGGGTCGGGATGCCGCCAGACACGCCGCGCTCGGTCGTGCTGATCTTACCGTCGAGAGCCGTCTGTAGGCCGGTCACGGTGCTGATCGCCTGGCTGCCGGTATGAGTCGCACGGTCGCGCAGCTGGGCGTCCGTGGCGTTTGCCGTGGCGCCCGTAGCGACCCCGTCGAGCTTGGTCTTGTCGGCGGCTGTCATTACGCCGGCCAGGCTCGTGGTCGCCGCCCCGAGCGTTGCGCCCGTGCCTGTGCTGCTGGTGACTGGCACGGCGGTTGTGGTGCGGGTGCCCTGCGCCAGGTTCGTACCAACGTTGACCTGTGCGCCAGCCTGGATACCGTCCAACTTTGTCTTGTCGGCCGACGCAGCCCACCAAGCTGCAACCGCCTGGAAAACGCGCTGGGCGGTCCATGCGCGGCGGGTAGTGGCGATTCCGACTTCGGCTTCAGCTTGGGTGACGGTCGAGGCCGTCCACTCGCGGGCGTCGGTGAGGCGGCTGTCGTTTGTCGCAATGCCCAGCTGCTTGACGGTGTTGTCGCTGTGCTTGGTGTATAGCTTGCCGTCGGCGGTATTGACCGCCAGTTCGCCAATCTCGAGGTCGGTTGCAAGCGGGACTTTAGCCGCCACGGTCGACTTCTTGGTAAGTACGCGCGCCATATTGATGGGCTCCGAGCGAGATTAGAAGGTGCCGCCGTCGACCAACTCGACAGCCAGGGTGACAAAGCCATTGCTAGCGTCTTTGGTCATTGCCATTGAGGCGTTCATGCGAAGCACGCCGTCGGTGCCATCGGTTCCCCACAGGTAACCGGAAGTCCCGCCAGCCACTACGGCGACCTTTTCATCCGCAGTCCCCTCTGGAATGTTCAGCGCGGTCTTGAATGCGTTGAAGGTGAGCTTCTTCTCCTTCTGTCCGGCAGCCTCGCTGGCGTCGTGAATGATCAAGAGGTCGGTTGCGCCATCGATCGCGGCAAGGGTTGCCAAGTCATCGATTGCCGGAACGACTGGCAGCTTCGTTGTGGCGTCGGTCGCGACGTGCAGAGTTCCGCGGTCAGTGGTGACCATCGGCTCGCCGGCCAGCATCCCGGAGGTGGGCAGGTTGGCCTTGATGCCGCGTTTCAGCTGAAGACGTGTTGCCATGGGTGTGATTCCTTAATTGAAGGTGCCGCCGTCGATGGTTTGCAGGTCGAGGTTGGCGCGCGCCTCGGCCTTGGCTTGTTCGGTAGTGAGTTCGGAGAAGCGGTTGGCTACCTGGAAGAAGTCGCCCGTTGCGGAGTTGACGCCGGGCGGCCCCTGCTCGCCGGCCATGACGACGACCGTCTCGGCGCCGGCCTCGATGACCAGCACCTCGGGGTCACCGCAAATCGCGACCGTGCTCATACGGTGACCTCACGACTGACGGTGACGGCTCCCTGCAGGTAGCGCTGAACGGTGCCGTCTGCATACTCGACTTCGAGGTCATACACGCCATCGGTCCAGGTGAGGGCGGCGGTTTGCGCAGCGCTGATGGTTCGCGTGATCGTTCCGGGGCCAGTGATGGCCAGCCCGCCGTTGGCAGTGGTCAGCTCGAGCAGCACTGCCCCGCCGATCTGCGCGCGGATCTGCATGCGCGCGGTGGCGCCAGTCAGGTCCACCGGTGGTTTGTAGATCAGCTGCCCGCCGCTTGGGTTGAGGCCGAACGCGGAGAGCGCGTTAATCTCCAGGGTGGCCTCGTCCACCACGGTGACGCGGTGCGGGTTTTCGCGCGGCGAGCGGTTGACGCCCTGCATATTGCTGACACCATGGACCCATGCCAGCCAGTTGCCCGGCAGCCCGTGGTCTACGGTGAGGCGCAATGGCGAGCCACCGAGGGCGGTGATCGGCCGGTATTCGTAACGCGGCTGCATCAGCCGCAGGGTGTCGCGCAGGGTCGAGCCCTGCACGATGTGCAGATCGAGTTTTGCTGGCTGCATGTGGAATCCTCGTCAGGAGCCGTAACCGGTGCCGATAGTTGTGCCAGCCCTGCTCTGTGCGGGCTTGGTGGTGACGTACACGGAGAGCGTGTCGCCGCGCTGCATGCGCGCCCTGAGACTGACAACCGACCGCTCGGCCAGCGCTACCGAGAAGGACGTGGTGGCAAAACTCGGCGTTTCGCCGGCATAGAACACGGTGAACCACGGCAGCTCGAGCGCCTGCAGTGTTGCGTCGAATTCGAACCGCACGGGCGTCTCCTGCTCGACGTAGATGTCGAAATCAAGCGGCACTTCGTACGTGTCCGAGATCGGCAGCTCAGGCAGCACGAAGACGAGTTCATCCGGCGGATCGCCATCTGGCTCGGCATAGACCGCACCAGTCCCGGCGGGAACGGCGAAGGTGCTATTGTCGAGGCTGAAATATGCGTCCATCAGCGCACGGCCCTGCACTGTGCTCGCGCCGCCGCCGGCGCTCATTTGCTCTAGCGCCTCGGCGGTAACTGAACAGTAGATGACGCTCCCGGTCGGCCAGTCTTGATCGGCGGTACCCTCGCGAGCGCGAGTGAGCGTAGCCGACCCGGCAGCAACGACCGCGTCGACGATCTCCCATCGCGTGGCGCCAGCTGCGGCATCCGCCAGCGTCAGTCGATACTCGCCATCAGGCAGGTCGAGCGGGCACGACGTAGCGCCCTGCTCCAGGTCAATTGCCCGGAGCCAGTTGTTGACGTAGTTCATCGATTACACCCAGGTAAAGTAGCCGCCGCCGAGACGCGCGCGCTTGATCTGGCCAGTGACGGGGTTATAGGCGCCGACCGAAAAGCCGGTGTGGTAATCCCACAGCGCCTGGCTGAAATTGCTTGCAAACCGGTTGTGGCCTGGAATCAGGTTCCCGGTCGCCGTGTCGCCAACATCAACCCCGGATGGGGTGATGGCAGGGCCAGCGACGTACTCGAACTGGTTGTTGCCCATACAGCGAGCCATGGCCGAAATGACCTTGTTGCTCGACTGCAGTCCGGCGTACCAGGTCAGGTCGTAGTTCGCGTTGCCGTAGGACGACGCCATGGCCAGTCGTGGCGCCCCGTCATGCCGAGGGCCGACCGCGCCCGTGATGATCTCGCCATGAATGGACGGGGTGCGAATCACCGGGGCATTGGTCTCGACGCTCGAATAGTTGGTTGACGAGAACCGCAGCGAATACGTCGTGACGTTCGGGTTCTGGTCTTCCGTGTAGCCCGCGGTGAACCATGGCTGGAAGCTGCCGTTGCCGATCTTGACCAGTGCGGTGTACTGGTAGTCACGCACATATGGGCTCCACCACTGCTCCATGTCCGCGCGCGATACTGGCTCTTGCGCGGTAAGCGTGAGGCTGGTGGAAATGCGGATCGTGACCAGCTGCGGCGCCCCGTCCGGCCCGTACCATCCGCCAATCACTCGGTCCTTGGTGGCCGTTGCCGTCGAGGATCCGTGACCGTAGCCGATCGCATACTTGAACGGCCCGCCTCCCGTCCCGGTGAGCAGCGGCTTATAGGGTGGATCTGGCGGTTCGCCCTCCCCTGAGTACTTTGCCCAGCTCCCAGCCGAGCCGACCAGCCAGAGCGTTGCCTGGGTTAACGGTCCGCCGTTCTGTGCGCTGATGTTCGTGCCGGTCATGCAGTCCGTATAGCCGGCAAGCACATTCACCGTCATGCTGGTGAAATCAGCTGAGAAAACAGCCTCGATGATGGCGCCAATGCCCTCATCAACATCCCGATCAACACGGATCTGATAGGGATAGGCGGTGTAGCTCCGGGTGAATCTCAGGCCGAACATCCAGCGGCGCCCGTCTGGTGTTGCATCCAGAAGGAATGAGTCGCCGTACTGCTCTGGAAGTCGCTGGAGCGGTGCTATTGGTGCCCGCACATCCAGAAAGCGCGGCCCGGCCTTGAGGCTTATAACCGCTCGAACCTCCGCGCCAAGAACTGGCCCTAGATTTACAGCGGAAATGGAAATGTTCGCCAGCTCATTCCCGACCCGCACACGACGACCGGTTAGGTTCAGCCCCCAAGCATTGAAAACTGAGGCGTTGCCGTTGCTGGTGGCGATGTACTTGTTCCACAGCCTGGCCTCTGGATCGTCCGGCTGTAGCGTTGGCTCTGGCAGGCCAAGGTCAACCAGATAGGTGTTGGTCGGGGTCGGGCCGGCAAACATGCTCGAGTAGATTTTGCGACCACTCGCCAACTCGATATACCGGGCGCCGGAGACAGGCGTGACGTAGAGTCCGTGCCACGGCATGCCAAAGGTAACCAGCTCCTCACCCGCTACGAAGTCAGGAATTGACATTCTGGAACTCCAGAACGACCGGCTCGCCGTTGGCGTCGGTCATCGTGACCTTCTTGGCTGCGCGAACCTCGAAGAAGATTGCGCCGTCGGTAGAAGCCCTGAGGATCGACGGGTGGAATTCGCGTGTCCCTGCCGTTTCGATCAACGGACTGGCGATGCCGCCGCCGGTAGCGCCACCAGTCGCAGGGCCGGATGACGTGCCGCGCCCCTTCTGTGCAGGCAACGAACCTACCGGATCGATGCGAGGAAGTGGCTTGGCCTGCCGCGGCGGCTGAACCAGGGACTGGATGTCGTCGGCCACGCTCTTACCCGTCCGGCGCGCGGTCATGGCAGCCCCGCTAGCCCTCCGGCTTGCCTCCATCGCGGCACCACTTCCGCGGCGGCTCGCTTCCATGGCCGCACCGGAGGCGCGGCGTCGTTCCTCATTGGTCATGGTCATAGCTCCAGCAGATCGTTAGGGATGCCGATGCGATAGAACGCTTCGGCCGAGGCGGTACGCTCGTCGCGATACTCAGCACCGATTTCGCGGGTATTGATGTCGAATCGGCGCGGGTAGAACTCGGCCGGCATGTTGTCGTTCGTGTCATAGTTGCCCGAGAAGCCTGGCCGATCATCGTCATACGGACCAATGGGGAAGCCCGTGTACGGGTCAACCTGGCGGCCACCGAGCTGGGTGCCCAGCAGCAATTGAGCCGACGACGTGAACGGCGGAAGGCTGGTATCTGGCTGCGCCGGCACAGTCAGCGCGTCACTGACGCCGCCGCCACGCATGATCGCAATGCTCAACGAGGTGATCGCTTCACCGCTGCCAAGATCGAACTGGTGGACGATGCGCCGGCATTTGCCGACCGCATGAACACCCTGGTCGGCGATCTCAAGCGTGTGCCACAGGTCGATGCCCATCGCCATGCTGGTCGGGACATCCCAGCTGAGCGTCGTCTCCCGGTGAGCGCCGACGATCATCGCGTTACCGATCCGCAGCGCGGTTGCAATTGCATTGCTGCGCCGGCCTTCGTCGGATAGGTCCTGACTGCCAGTTCCGCCACCGCGGATTGGATCACTGCCCCAGCTTTCCGCCTGGTCGCGCTCGATGGCCACGGTGTAGCCAGCGCGCTGAACGATGCGAGTCAGCTCTGACTCGCCAGCAGCAGTGGACAGAACCAGCTTGTAGCTCTCGGTTACGCTCTGCACCCAGCGCCTGGCGCCGGTGAACGAAGCCGACAGCCAGAGGTTGTCGAAGGTGTTGACCCAGCCCTGGCCATCGCCGCACGGGTTGGCCATGGACAGCGGCAGCTTGTAGCCGCCCACGCCGCCGAGCAGCTGCTGGCCGCTTCCGGACACGGCGCTGGCGATCATGTCCGTGTCAGGCAGTTCGGTCGCCCACACGCGCCAGTTACAGAACCCGCTCTGACCACCGCCCGCGTTGACGTGAGTCCAGCTGTAGCCCTCGTTCAGCTGCCAGAGGCGCTGGTAGCGGTAGCTGAATTCGATCTCGACGCGGTTGGTCGTCGCCTCAAGGTCGGATTGCTGCAGGTCGATCTGCTGATAGAGCGTTGTGCCCGGGCCAAACACGAAATGCGGCGCCGTGGCGTACCAGCTCGTCACGCGAAGATCGCCGTAAGCGGAACAGTCCAGGCTGGCGGTGCGCGTGCTCATACGCTCGCGGGCGTAGTCCCAGTGGCTGCGGCCCTCGACCGGCTCGAACAGGTCTTCCGACCACCACCCGCCGACCAGTGCATCGATAGCCCCAATAGCCATGCCCTCGACCCGCTGCTGCAGCTGGTCGGAGCATTCGCAGCTCAGGATGCGATTGACCGGGTTCCAGTCGGCGCGGCTGATCTGCCCGGTGAACTTGCGCGCCTCGGTCGTTTCGCCCTGGCTCGTGCTGATGTAGTCGATCGATACCGCCCGGCCTTTCCAGTCTGGCGGCACTACGGCGACGCCAGGCGCGATGAACAGATCGAAGCCCGCGATGCCGGCCGCACCCTCTTCCCGGTCAACGGTGACCGATCCGGTGAGCATCGGCGTGAGGTTGAGCCCGCCCACCATCAGCCGCAGCGTCCAGACGAACGACTGCCCGCGGACGATGTACTCCGGCTCGGCAGACGACCCAGCTACGCCATTCAGCGGCACGGCGTTGAGTGGCGAGGCGTTGAGCATTAGGTTTCTTCCCAGGTGATGGACCAGCTATGGCTGGCAGATCCTGAATCCTGCGTTTCTGACGGCCGCTTGGCCTTCACGCTGTAGATGGGCATCCAGCACACGCGGTAGAGCGTGGCACCGGTGACTGCCGTCAGCGTCGCGATGCCATCGGTGACGCTGCACGGTGTGTTGACCCATTGCCCGCCGACGAGCGCCTGGCCCCATGGCGCCACGTCAGGACGCACGTCGCCCCTGATCTCCAGCGTCGTTCCGGCGCCTTGCACGCTGCGAACCTTTATCGACCGAAGCTCCAGCGGCTGGCTGTAGTCGAGGCCGTCCAGGCCAGGCGGCATCCAGCCTGAGCCGCTGATCGTTCCCGACATGCGCTCCCAATGCGTCATCGACACAAGGTTGCCGCCGCTCAGCCTGGCAGACGATTCGCCGCCGATAGGCTCCTCGCTCAACTCTGGCGCACCAGAGTGCAGCTCGAGCGGAATACCGCCGAGCATGGCTGAAGGTTGTGGCATGGTTAACTCCGGTGAGTGCGGCCGTGCTTGCGCGCAGCCAGGCGCAGCTGATCGGCCTGGGTAGAGTCCGCGAACACCTGGTAGGTGTCACCGCCGATGCTGATGTCCAGCGATCCTAGGTTGCGAGGCGACGTATCCAGGCTGGCGACGGTACCGACCATCCCACCATCGGCGAACCGAGGGATCGGGATGCCGCGGTTGAGCATGTCGAGATGCCGCTTGCCCAGCTTGCGCACGGCCGCAGCTCGGATGACGTACTCGCCGTTCGACAGATAGGCCGGGATGCTGTCGCTGGTGCCTGTGCCAGGGCCACGAATGAGGCCACCCGAGGCGAACTTCTGCGGTGCCGGGCCGGGATCTTGCAGTGTGTAGGGCTGACTGAAGTCGTACTGCGCGCCGACCTTGATGATGATCTCTTTGCTGGCCAGCTTGTCGAGCTGGGCCTGCACAGCTTGAAGCGCGGCGTCGTCCATCTTCACGCTGACGGGCATGTCCTCCAGCTCCGCTGCGGCGGACTTGAGGTTAAGCATCTCCTGCTTGATGTCAGCGATCTTCTGCTCGGCACGGCTCTGCTCAATGTCATTGGCGGCCAGTTCGATGTCGCGAAGCTCGCCGATAAACCCGGCGAATCCGTAGGTGTTGGCGCCGGCCGCCTGCAAGTCCTGAAGCATCTTGAGAGCGGCTTGTGCCTTCGCCTGTGCTCCTTCAACATCACCTGCTTGCAGAGCCTGCCGCGCCCCAACCTTCAGCGCCTGAGCGGCGCCATATGAGGCCTCACCGCCAGCGTTCATGCCGGCAATAGCGTCTTGGTAGCGCTTCTCGATATCCAGTCGAGCGTTGCGGACCTTTTCCAGCTCGCTGTTGGCCTTCTTCTCGGCAGCGATCAGCGCTTTCACACCCTGCTCGGATGCTTTGATCATGCGGTCTTGCTGAGTCTTCAGTTCCGCAATGTACTGGTTGCGCTCGCTGACCTCCTTCTCGCGGGCGGCTTGTGCAGCAGCGGCTGCAACATCAGAGAGGAACTGCAGTTCAGCATTGAGGCCGCTCTGCTGCTCGACGATGGCAGCTCGGAAAGCAACGAGCGCGTCCTTCTTCGCCTGAAGCTCTTCCTTAGAGAACAGGAGCCCGTCAATCGTCGTGCTGAGGCCAGTGCCCTGCAGGCTGCGATCAAGGTCCGCGATCTGCTGGTCAACCTTGTCCAGCTCGGTGACCATTCCTGAGGCATTGGCAGCCACGAAGGCAATTCGCTTGCCAAGGTCAACGAACTCAGAAGCGCCCTCGACGGCAGTCCCCGCGAGGGTCGCAAGCGCCGAAGCCAGTTTTACGAGGTTGTCGACAACGGCCGGGTCGCTCAGTGTTTCCCCTAGACCGTTGATGGCGTCGATCAATGGCTTGACGTTTGCCTTTCCGACCGCCTCATTCCAGCGATCAGAGAGAGCCGTCATGGCGCCGCCAACGGTTTCCGGCAGGCTCTCCGCCTCTGCGCGCAGCACGTCAAGCTGGTCAACGAGGGCGGAAGTCACGACGTCAGCGGTCAGCAAGCCCTGCGCGGCCATCTCCTTCAGTGAGCCGATCGGCACGTTCAGCGAGTCGGCCAGCGCCTGCATGAGACGCGGCGCCTGCTCGGCCACACTGTTGAATTCGTCACCCCGCAGCGCGCCGGCACCCAGCGCCTGGGCAAACTGGATCACGCCATTCTCGGCTTCCTGCGCACTTGCCCCCGATACCCTGAACGACGTAGAAACAGCCTCAGTTACCGCGAGGATGTCCTTCTGGCTGCGGCCAGCCTCCTTCAGCGGTCGACTGATTCGCTGATACAAGGTGGCCAGCGACTCTAGAGGAGTCTGCGTTGCAGTGGCGATCCTGCGCAGCTCGGTTTGCGCTGTGTTGAACTCCTGCTGCGACTCGGTTGCAAGCTTCAGCCGCGCGTTCATCAGGTTGTAGCTGTCGGCCGCATTGGCGATGCCGCGCACGGCTCCGGTCAGCGCAGACACGGAGAACACACCGATAAGCGCCTTGCCGGCCGTGGCCAGCTGCTTGTTCATGCTGTTCAGTTGCGAATTGACTTCATCGAACGCTTTTTTCGAGTTGTTCTTGCCGTCGATGACCAGCTGAGTCTTGACTGTAGCCATCAGGCGAAATCCTTGAGTAAGCGTTTGAAGTCTTCGGGCTTGGCGTTAGCCGCGCGCGCAGCGATCAGCGCAACCCGGTTCGCGGCGCGGTCTTCTGCGTCGATCGCTTCTAGGAATGTCTCGATCTGCCGCAGGGTGTATTCCTGCACATCGGCCATCGAATGGCCGGCGCCAATCAATCGCTGGACGACGGAGCCCCACTCAGCGCCCTTACCATTGCCGGCAGGGCTTCGCCGAAAAAACTGGAATTGACCCGCACCACCTCAACGAACAGCTGGACGGAGACGGTTGCCGGCAGGAACCACAGCTGCCAGCGCTTGAGGCTGGTCGTAGCGAGCAGCACCTGGCGCAGCTCGCGGCTGTGCGTGGCGGCATAGCGGTTGATCTGCTGGACGCTGGCCTGGCTGAACAGCTCCACCAAGGCGCCGGCCGACTTGCCGTAGCGCTCGAAGTGGCGCAGCTTCACTGGCAGGATCTGCACGTCACGCCCCATCACCTCGACGGTGACCGGCTCAGGAAACAGGATTTGCAACTCACTCATGCCAAACTCCGGGCAATAAAAAACCCGCCGAAGCGGGTCTCGTTTGATGCTTGGCTACCTAGCGCACAGCCTCTGCCAGGATGCCTCGAATTGTTCGTCAGGGATTTCGCCCTCAATGACTGAGATGCCTCCTCCGGACGCCATGTACCTCTTGAAGCCGTTGTACGCTCCGAACCCGTTCTTGGCGTTCACCTCGCCGCAGGGAACGCCAGACTTCCCAACAAACTGATTGCGGAACTTCGCAGACTCGGCGTCCTTAAGGCGGGACTCAACAGCCCGCTGTCCAACTCGAATCACGGCGTATTCGTTTGGCTGCTCGGTTTTTGCGGGGAGCGCGGCAGGACCACTAGCCGGGCGAGCGACTAGCAAGACGATAACGCCTAGCCCGGCAACTACCAGGACGACCCGACCGAAGAACTTGCTGCTGATGAATGTCAAGAAAACAGACCTGCCCAGCGAGGCGGCTTGCTTTGCTGGTCCAGCCACAACTTCAACCTTGCGTTTTCGCTCTTCTCGCTCCGCTGCCTGATACAGCGCTTCCGCCTTTCGAGCCCGCGCAATCACAGCTTTTTCGTAGAACGCACCACAGCGTGGGCACTTGGCAGGGTTACCGAATGCGGCATCATCATCGACATGATTGCAAGCTGGACACTGCATAAGGCTCCCTCCTTAATTCCACGCCGTGAAGCAACCATTAGGATCTATGTATAGGTAAAGGCGGGAGCCGTCTTGCTGCACATATACCCACTGGTCTCCATACGATGCCCTATTGATTTCCGATGGATAACCTATCGATCGGCGGACATCATCCCCCGTCATGCCGATCTGTATTTGGCCTCGACCATTAAGGTACGCAATATCAACTTGAGTAAGGTCGCCACAGTGATTGAAAGTGCGTCGCGCCCTTGGGCGTTGCGGCTCGTTGCTAGGTGTCGCCAATTTCACTGCAGGGCCGGCACCGCTCGGCCTGGCGGCTTCCGGCGTGACCACGGCGCCGGTACTTTCTGCTCCGCATCCGTGCTGGCTGAATGTAGTCTTGCCATCTGCGTCTATGCACTTGAAAACCGGCGCAGCACTAGCACCAGTGGCCGCAGCAACACACGCCACAGCCAATAACAGCCTGAACATAAGGCTCCCTCCCCATAGGAGAGAGGAATCTACCACGGCGCCAGCACAGAAACCCAGCGCTTGGCTGGGTTCGGATCTGTCTAACTATCTAGCTTGCGGCCTGCATGGCGTAGCCGCCTCCCGCTCCACGCTGGCTGTAGATGCGATAAATCTCATCGCGGCGCTCGTCCAAGGTGCGGAAGCCCATGCCAATCTCTGAAAAGTGCTCATTGAAATTCGAGAGCGGCCTCGAATCTGTCATGCGCGCAATGGCGTAGATTCCCGACTTCATCGCCCACTCCATGGCGAAGTGGTAGTGACTCATCATCAGGTAGAGCGCCTGCACTTCACGCTCCGACAGCTGCATGCCTTTGGCTTGGCTGCTTTCGAGCCATTCCCCCTCCAGCACGTAGGCCGCAATGTACTGGCAGGCTGCGTCCAGCTTTTCGGCCGGGATCAGCTCGGTGCGCGGCACGTTGAAGCGAGTGTGGAGAACCGAGTGCATCCGGTGGCGCGCCTGGCGCTGAACTCCCACCGGGAGCACCGACACCTTCTGACTGATCACCCCACCGATAAGGTTTGCGCCTGACACGCCGATCACATCATTCACCAGCGTTGCCATCTTTCCGCTGTCGTCGGAGTAACGGCCGTGCTTGCGGATGGCCGGGAGCACTTCAGCGGTCACCCACTTTTTGAAGCGCTTGGCTTCGGCTTTCCTGCTGCGAAGGATCAGCGAGTAAAGACCTGACTCGTTGATCAGAACAGGCTTTCTTCCCGAACCCGAATACTGTTCGTGTTCGCGTTTCTCTTCATCATCAAGCCCGATCAAAGCCTTGTTCGTGTCCATCAGCGCCAGCGCGGTACAAACGTCCTTCGCGAAAAACCATGGCTGATCGTCATCCAACAAAGCGCGGACGGGCTGAGCTCCGAAGCTGAACGGGATTACATTGCCTGATGCTGTGTTAAACTTGTCCATGTGAATATCCTTGCCAGTGTGTTCACGTTGTACGAAGCCTCAGGTGTTCCAGCACTTGGGGCTTCCTTGTTTCTGCCTACCGCTATTCGACCAGGTAGCTTCCACGCAGCTTGCTCATATGAGTTCGCCCGTGAGGTATCGCTCCGCTGCCATCGACAACCGCAACGGAATACTTGCCTTCGAGCGCCGGGTAAACCCGCGTCTCTAGCCAGCCCGTAACCGACGTGTTGCCTGCAGCTTTGCGCTCGTACCCGTAATCCTGAACGAGATCCCGTGGATTTCCTCGGACAACGATACGAACCTGCTCGACCTCAAACACGAGGTCTTCGAATGTTGATATCGATATATTTTGCGTCATCACTCCCCTCCATGTGGGCGCCAGTACCGGCGCTGAGGGGAAATATAGACCCAAGCAGAAACAATAGCAAGGAGTTATTAGGCAGTTAATATGGTTTTCATATGATTTTCATATGAAGCGCGGCCACGGCGCACGCGCCAAAGCCCACCGAACCGATGGGCTTGGACTCGGGCGCTTAGGCGATGGTGTCCATCTCGACCTTGAAGAACTGCGACAGGCCGGCGTCTGTGATGTCAGTGTCGATTAGCACTTCTCCGGTGATCTCTAGCGCGGCGAACTCATCACCGATGAATCCGAGGCCCTGAGCGGCGCCGATCTTGGCGCGGTGCACGGTCACGGTCACGGTCTTGCCGGTAGCGGCCTCGTTGACCCCGTTGAAGACCATCTCGAAGGTCTGCGCGCCAGTAGTTAGCGCCTCGATGGTGGCCACGTTGCCCACGACCGTCGAAGTACCGAACAACACCATCGCCAGGTTTTCGGGGCTCAGGTCGTGCAGAGTAGCCGTGAACTCGACCGACTCGATACGGTTCACCTGCGCATAGGTGCCGCCGCCTGCCGTCCGGTAGTTCGGCAGCTTGATGATGTTCTCGTTGATGTTGAAGCTGAGCGCGGACACGTTGCCGACGTCGACGGCGGCGCCGCCAGCCTCGGGCGTCAGGCTGACAATGCCCTTGCCCATGTATGCGTAGTTGGCCATGCGAGTTTTCTCCGGGTGAAAAAAAACCCGCTCGATGGCGGGTTGCTGGGTTTGTTTTAGGTCAGTACTTCTCGACGTACCGGATGGTTATCGAGCTGGTGACGCTGCGCGTCGTACTGCCCTCAATGTCTGGCTCATACTCGGCGGCCTCTTCAAAAGGCCATCCGCTCTTAAGGGGACGAACATGCGGGAGCTGGCCTGTGCCAAGCGTCTTGAGAATGTCGTGGTGCAGCAGCTGCAGATCCTGTAGCGATGCAGACCTTGGCATAACCCCTTCGATCTCGTAGCGAGCCGCTCGGGATGCGGTTGTCCCTACCGTCTCCTCGATCTCGTCGCTTGCTATACGAGCCAGGATGTACGGCATCGGCGCCTTGTCCGGCTTGCGCTCACCAAAGCCATAAACACGCTCGACTTTGGTGTGATAGTCATTGGCCGGGCTGATAGCCTCAAGGCGCCTCAGAATCTCATCAGAGAGCTCTGTACCTCTTGTCATCGCGCCCCCTTGGCGATCTCTTGCCTGATCCGTTTCTCGAACTCCTGCTGCAGGAAGATGTTCGTCCACCGGATCGTTTGGTTGTCTGTGAGCTGCTTGAACCAGTACGCCACGGATGGGCCAAGCGCTGGAGACAAGAAGCCTTTAGGCGCGCCACGAACCTTGATGCGAGTGCTCCATGGCATTCGGCTGAAGCTCGAAGGGTTAACGAAGCCGGCCGCGACCTTGTGCCCATTCGGGCCCTTGACCCAGATCCTCGCCCGCGTTGCGCTAATCTTGCTGTAGCCCCAGCCGAGATATCTGGTCACTGGAACGCCGGAGCTAGATGGGATAATCCGTGCATTGGTCAGGCTCCCGCGCGCACGCTTGACCCGTAACGCTCGCCGACTAAAGACAGGCATCAGCGAGCCACGAAGAGGATTCACGTACCGCACCGTCCTGGCTTTGTTCGCTGTCGTATTCAGCGCGCCACGAAGCACAGGATCAATTTTTCGACTCACCTCGGCGAGCCTTGCCTGCGCCATTTCGATGCCGGACACCTTGATCGATACTTGCATCAGACCGTCTCCAGCCAGAGGCCTCGAACGACACCGTCGTCTGTCTCATCGGCATACGCAATCACGGAGTATCGTGCGCCATCGATGACCAGTTGGTCGTCAACCTGGGGCCGGCCAACCTCAATCAGGGCAACCTCAGCCTTGGTGCGGTATTCAGTCACCTGCCCCATTTCATCGCGATACGGCGCTTCATGAGTTAGGTGAACCCGACACGGAACCGGGATTCCGTCCTGCGGGCGGTACTCGCCAGCAAGGCCTACCAACTCGCTACAGGTGATAACGGCGTCGGCGCGATCGCCCGTGACGTCTCGTACGCTATCGATCAGCAGCAGCCTGCCACCTGCGCGGAGATATCGTCCGATCTGCAGGCGATCATCCCACCATGCCCGCACTTCCACCTTTCCAGGATTGCGCAAACCGGATGGCGCCCGAACGTCGCCGGCGTCCTTGGCCCTGATGCCGATCCAAATCCAATCCACGACGCATGGCCGCACATCCGCGTCCAGCCTCAGCAGGTCGGCCGGCGTGTCGAGTCTTCCGGCTCTCATACCCCAAGCCCCACGCGAAAGAAGTGCAGCATGTTCTCTGCCTTCGGGATCTTGGTGTAGGTAGCTCCTACGACAGCTTCCTCGCGGTTTGCGTACAGCTCTGCAGCGATGATCAGGATCGCCAGCCGCACGCTGTGCGGAACGTCGACCGCAGCGCCATCATCGTCTGCCCATGGGATCGGGCGCCCGATGAACTGGCTGGCATGGTCAATTGCCGCGTCCAGCTTCATCTGCAGGTCGTCATCTTCCTGCGTGTGCCGAATACGCAGGTGCGTTTTCAGGTCTGCGAGAGTCGGCATAGGCATGGGATGACTCCTTACTTGTCGCCGTCAGGCTTCGTGGTGCTTGCCACGCGCTGAGCAATCAGGGCGTCGGCGTGTCGCTTCGGGACCGTATAACCTGGCCCGCCGCGACGTTTGATCTCGCCGGCATCCATGTAGGAGCGCAGCGGGTAGATGGTGACCTCCGAGGGATTTGTCTCGGGGCTTGCGACGGCTTTAGCCGTTTCGCTGGAAGAGTCGGTCACAGGGGCGACCTTTCTTGGACGAGCCATGAATCATCCTCCTGAAAGGCGCCCCAGGCGGGGCGCCTCTGGTGGCTTACGGAGTGACGGTCAGAGCACCAGTCACGAAGGCCTCCGGGCGATACACGGCGAACGCCAGGCGCTCTTCGGCGCGGATGGTCACCATGTTGTTCTCGAAGTCCTTGTCGTTCTCGGTGGAGATCAGGATCTCGACGTCCATGCGGTCGAAGATCTGAGCGCCGAGACGGAACGCACCGGTCAGGAACTCGTCCTGCTGCATGGCCTGGGTAGCCACGACCGGACGATTCCACAGGCGGGCAGCGGTGCCTTCCTGCGGCTGGCCGACGATGTAGCGACCTTCGCCGTCCTTGGTCAACTCGATGGCAGCCCAGTCGATCGGGTTGAGGACGATGCCGTCAGCCGGGAACTCGGATAGTTCGGCCTGCAGCAGCGCCAGGCGCAGGCGGTCGATGCGCTGCTCGCCAGTCACCACGATTCCGCCAGGAGCGGCATAGGTTTCTGCCAGGGTCATCAGGCCCTGCAGGTTGGCCCCAGTGCCGTTTCCGTACAGGAGCTGCTGCTCTTCGACGGTGAGCAGGCCGTAGCGGGCGCGAGCATCGATGTAGCTCTGCAGCGCAGACGAGTCGTCGAGGATCTGGCGGCTTGCCTTAAACAGGTGAGCCAGAGTGCGAACCGGCGCGTTGACCAGCTCGAACACCAGATCCGAGTACGGCTTGGCGCCACCCTCGGCGACCGCGGCGGCGTTGTTGGTGAAGCCGGTTTCACGCACATACTCGATGGCGTTGCTATCGGTGGTACCGGGTGCGATCAGATCGCGGATGGTCAGGCGACGCTCCGGCGGCATGATGATCTCAGGACGACGGTCAGCGCCGACCAGCGCGCCACCCGACGCCGGGGCGGAGGTAATGGCTGCACGCGGAACAGACACGCGACGGGAGCCACGGAAGGATGCGTTGACGCCTTCCATCTGGTCGCTGCCGACTACCAGCTCGCCGGCAGACTTCTGCCGCTCAGCCTGATTGCGGCCGCCATTGCTGGCGTTGACCAGCTTCTGCTCAGCTTCCTGCAGGCGCGCAGAGAGTTCGCCCTGCTTGCTAAGCAGCTCATCCACCTTCACGCGGGTTTCAGCGTGCATTTCGCCAGTGCGGGCGATTTCCTTCTGGGTGGCTTCGGCTTGGGCCTTGATCTGGTCACCGATGCCTTTCAGGCTGGAGTTGAGTTCTTTTACCTGGGCTTCAAAGTCCATGGTCAGTTACCTTTCAGAGTTTGGAGAAGAGTGGTTGCCGCGCTCAGTGACGCGGTTAGGTCAGGCGCGACAGCGTTCTGCTTGTCGGTCGGAGCAGCGTTATGCGTGCTCCCGCCAGCAGCGCGAGGCGTGCTGGACTTGAAACTGGCGAAGAGCTCGCGCCGCTCGGATCTCGGCATCCCGGCCTTAGCCAGGGCCACGTCCATCGCTTTCAGCGCGTTGTTCTGCCGGCTCTCTTCGGTATCGCGCTCAGCAACCTCGTCGGCAGAAAGCAATCCGGTAGCCAAGCCAAGCTCGACGGCGCGCTTGCCGCGGATGAACGTCTCGTCATCCATCATCTCGGCCATGTCCGCTACTGGCTGCCCGCTCGTTTCGGCGTACAGATCGGCCATGGCAGCGTCGAATTCCTGCATGTCGTCGGCGACGTCGCGCAGGTAGTGGCGGTTTCCGGCGAGCACCGTCCAGCAGTTGTGGATCATCAGGAAGGCGCTGCTTGCGACCTGGCGTTCAGAGCCGGCGAGATAGATGATCGAGGCTGCGCTGGCCGCCATGCCGAGCACCTTCGTGGTCACCTTGTGGGTGTGCTCGCGGAGGCGGTTGTAGATGGCGATTCCCTCGAACATGTCGCCACCGGGCGAATTGATATACACGGTGACGTCTCGCTCACCGATGGCGCGCAGCGCAGCGTCAATCCGATTCACGGTTACGCCATCGCCGTACCAGTCCTCACCGATCACGCCATAGATCGTGATGGTGTCGGAGGTGCTTTCTACTGCGGCCTGGATAGCCGGATTCCACTTTTCGAGCGCACGCGGGCTCAGCTCGCTGCGAAGGCCGCGAGCTTGGATTTTGAGTTGCATGGATTACTCCTGAGCGAGGAATTCTTACCGCTATGCGGATCGGTCATGAAGAGAGGAGACGGTTACCTTTGCGGTGATTTTCAGCCGCTGGAATAACGCGAAGATTCCACGGCACGTGTAGTCCGCACACCGAATCTCCACCAAGCGGAACGATGTGATCAACGTGATGAAGAATCCCCGTTTGCTCGGAAAGCAGTTTGCTGGCTCTGTATATTGCCGCCATGGCGTTACGCTGCTCCCGACTCAGCCAAACGGGCACTGCGGCTTTCACTTGAGCTCTACGCCTTGCGGATTTCTCAGCATCCTTCTCAAGGTTTCGTCGTCGGTATGCATCGCGGGCAGCCTTTACCTGTTCGGGGTTTTTTCGCCTCCAATCTGCAGCCTTCCGCCTCCACTCTTCAGAATTGCGAGCTATGTACCTTGTCATTGCCCGTTTTCTGACGGCAGATGCCGCCTCGGGATTGCTTTCTCGCCATCTTCGCTCTGATTCCCTAGCGGCTTCTGGTCTTCTAGCTCGCCAGTCGCGTGTCTTCTCCGCACAACACTGCTTGCATCGGATATCAAGGCCATCAGGATTTCGACGGTTGATAGGGTAATCAGCCTTAGGCTTCTCCGCTCGACAGCCCTTACAAATCTTCATCCTTGGCACCCAGTAGCTGTAAAGGTGAGAGATTCGTTTGAGCGGTGAGATCGTCACCCCCTTCTACTCGTGGCAGGTTCTCTAGGACCCTGTATTCGTTTCTCGTATAGATGCCGTTCTGGACCATCGTGCTGTAGAACGAAGCGCGCGCGGCGCTATCGGCTCGCAACAGGCCTTCCAGGGCGAACTCCGCGTAGTGCGTAAGCCTTTCACCTGGCGACATCAGCTGCTTGAGTACGGCCTTCTCAATGCGGCGCAACCAGGTACTTAGGGAGAACGTCAGGAAGCCAATGACCTGCTGCTCAAGGCCGGAGCCCCAGCTGGTGTTCTTCTCGGTGTGCCCGACCATCCAAGGCGGAACACGGAAGAACCGGCAAACCTCCTCAACGCTCCAGCTTCTCGTCTCGAGCAATTGCGCGTCGGCCGGATTGATGCCGATCGACTCCGGCGTCACCCCAGCCTCAAGGACCGGAGATTTGCCAGCGTTCATGGCGCCGCTCACAGTCTCCACGTACTTGCGGAACTCGTCTCGTTGCTCAGACTTCAGTACCCGGTCAACCTTGAAGGCTACCGTCGGCATCATTCCGTTCTTGAAGGTCCCGTTCGCTGCATCGTCGGCCGAAATTGCCGATCCGATGATGTCGGCGCCATAGCTGATCGGGGATAGCCCGATTCGACCGTCAAGCGAGAACGCCGGGATATGAAGAACTTCGCTGGATTGAAGCTCCCGCTCTCCATCGCTGAAGCTGTAGAAGTAGCGGATGCTCCCGTTCTCGGTGACTAACCGCATACGGTGCGGGAGCAAGAAGCTCAGCGCGACCACCCGGCCAGCAGAACGATGTATCTGCGCAAAGGCATTGCCGCGCAGAAGCATGCTCGCGAGCATCGCCTCCCAGAACTGCACCGGGCTCATGTGCTCGTTAGGCGAAACCGCCAGTACGCTGTATAGCGGGTGGCTGGTGTCCATCTCGCGACTTCCGTCTGGAAGGCGCCGGTACAGGCCAAGAGGCAGCGTTGCAATGGTTTCGGCAATCAGTCGCACGCAAGCCCACACCGCAGAAACCCGCATTGCAGTATCGACGCTCACGCTTTTACCTGAGCTGGACTGCCCGCCAATGAGCTGCCCCCAGAATGCCCCGTCTGAAAGCCGAATCGTTTTCCCGAGCCATTCACTCAGCCCAGCCGATGGTCTAGCGGCAGACCTGGAGATCGTCCGCAGAAGGGACTTATTCATCTGTCATCCCTCTTCGGATAAATCCAGCAATGCAGAACATGGAGCAAGATCCGGCGATCAGCGCCCAAGCGGTGCCGGCCAGCATCCAGACCCCCGCGCACAGCAGGCCGAAGCCAGCCAGCGATGCCAGCAGAAATGCAGTCAGTGCGCTCATGCGATCAGTGGGTCCCGTATTGCGTTCATGAAATCGTCGTCATCCGCTTCTTCGGTTTCGACGGTTGATACCCCGATCGCCATCAACAGCGCCGCCATGTCGTCGATCTTGTCGGCGCTGCGCTTCTTGTCCGGAGCCATGTTCAAGTTGTCGTCGCGCCTGGCAATCAGGTTGGAGGCGCACCAGTTCAGAATCTGGTCGCCGCCGTGAGCAAGATTCCCGGAGATGTAGGCGCGCTCTAACGTCTGCATAGCAGGGTGATAGGAACGCGGCCCCTGGATGAACTCGACCATTGGCAGTTCAGCCTCGACCAGCCGGTTAACTAGGTCGCTTGCGTTCCATCGGTCATAGGCAATTAGCTGGACATTGAAGTCATCGCACACCGCCTTGACGTCTCTCTCGATGACGGCGTAGTCAGTGACGTTTCCCTCTGTCTGTTTGAGCAGCCCAGACTCGACCCATGACTGATAGGGAACGGTGCCACGCTCAGTCCGATAAGCGACTGCGCTTTCCGGAGCCCAACGCCAGCCGTAGGTGTAGTAAACCCCGTCAACTAGCCAGACCAATCGGAAGGAGCACATGTCCGCGGTGCTGGCGAGGTCGAGACCGCCCCAGCATGGATAGCCACGCAGCCACTCAAGGTCGACTTGACCGCTGCAGGCTTGCCATTTCGTCAGGTCAATCCAGCCATCAGCCGTTGATGCCGGGCGATTGAGCCGCTTGATACGGAACTCGGCCAGCTTCGAGGGCATCTGTTTGGCTTCTACCGCTTCTTTGCGGATCGCCGCCATGAGATGCGGATTGACGTCCATCAGCGGATTGGCCTTGATCCAGACCTTTTCGTCAAACTCTTCGTCAGCCTTGATCCCGGCCGACTTGTCTTCCTCGTCAACTGCGTAGAACACAACGAGGAAGTGATCCGCAGTGGTTCCGAACAGCCCGGCCAGCAGCTTCTTAGCGAACATCCGAAGCTCTGCCCAGGGGCCGGGATTCGTATAGCCCTCGGTCGTCGTGTAGAGCCAAAGCGGATTACTGCGCGCACCGGCTGCGGATGTAAGGACGTTGAGCAGGTCAGCGCTCTTGTGAGCATGGATCTCGTCCAGCCCAACATGCGAAGGGTTCAGGCCATCCTGAGTCGAAGCCTTGGCATGAATCGGCTTGAAGGTTGCGCCCGTCTCGGCGCGACTGATCGCCTTCGCCCAAACCTCCAGACCAAATGCTTCACGCAAATCTGCAGTCTTCTCGACCATCCGCTTCGCTGTGTTGAAGATGATCGATGCCTGCGGGAAAGTCGTAGCCGCACTGATTACCTGCGCGCCCTCTTCCGGCTCGCAGCACTGGCAGTACAGGAGAATCCCGGATGAAAGCGTGGACTTCGCGTTCTTCCGAGCAACAGCAAACAGAGCCGAGGTGAAGCGGCGCGGCCGGAAGTAACCCCAGCCCTCTATTTCGGCCCCTTCACGTTTTCGAAATCCGAACAACTGCACCACGAAGAAGACGTGCGACGGGTGCATCACGATCTCTGGCTTGTCCCACTTACCTTCGACGTGCGGAAGCTTCTCAATGAAGTCGCATGGGTCGTTCGCGTGCCATGGATCGAAGATGAACGGGCAGTCTTTGCGCTTGGCACGTTTCAGATCATCGAGGAACCGCTGAGCGGCCTGACGAATCAGCTTGCCGTGCTTCTTGCGCTTCTTGTCAGCAATCGCGCCCTTAGCGTAGTCGGTCGCGATCTTCACGTAATCGCGACCGTTTGCCATATCGCTATGCCTTCTGTGGTCGTCCGTTGGACGCGAACTTGTTTCCCGCCGGCTTCTCTCCACCAGAAGCCACTTTGCGGCGGCTGGCCGGGGTCATCCCAAACTCAGAGAACAGCGCTTTAAGCGCCGTGTCTTCCGCAGCCGTCATTTCCATCCCGGCCTTGGCCTTCATGCGGAACCGCTGCCAGGAAAAACACAGCTGCTCCAGAGAGAACAGGTCGACAACCTGCAGCACGCGCGCGGCGACCAGTTGCGGCCCCAGGCGATTCCACATCTCGGCGCCGTCCGGGTTCAGGTGGATTGGCGCCTCTGGGAATTCTTCGATCAAATCGTATTCAGGGGCGTCCGGCACTTCGCGATCCGGTCGGCTTGTGCCCTGCAGGACCTTGAGGTGCGGAGCGGTTGGCTTACGGGCCATGTCGCTACCTCAAATTTTGGAATGTGAATTTTGACGGTGTGAAAATTTGGCCCCCCCCGTCGTTCGGGAGTCGAATAACGCCAGACTTTTGACCCCCCCCTTACCCAGCATGTCTTCCACCCAAGCGGCGCGACGTCAAGCCGACTCGCTCGCCTATTCGGTTATGGCATGAACGGCACAGGGCTCGCAGGTTATCCCAGTCAAGCCCAAGCTCCGGGTGAGTCTTGTATGGCTTGACGTGGTCGGTGATGTCGCTTGCTGCGGCATTGCAGCACTCACACACAGGGTGATGCCTTCGGTAGTAGGCGCTCAGCTTCTTCCAGCGCTCGGTCTTGTAGAAGCTGTCGGACTCATCCCGCCGCTGGTTGTAATCGCGATGGACTTCCTTGCGGACTTCAGCCTTGCGTTCGCTCGCCTCTACCTTGTGGAGCTGGCAGCGATGCGAGCCAGTCACCGAGGGCTTCTTGCATCCTGGCTCCATGCATAGGCGAGACGGCCGAACAGGCATCGCTATCTACTCTCGTGCTGCCTAGGTTGCGCCCAGTCAATTGTTGACAGCCAGCTTTGCAGCTACTGTTCTCCTCCCGCCACAACCAATGAGGACCATTCGCTATGCCCGAAACACTGAACAACTCAGCCCTCTCGGCGCGCCCCGAAGCCGGCACGGCGCCCGGGTCGAAACGAGCTCATGCAGTAGCTGCGGCAATGGAGCTCATTGCAGCAAGAGTCTCGGCAGGCGATGTGCACCTGGAGAACGAGATGCAGAACCTGTCGAAGTACGCAGACCAGATCCAAGAAGCGCTCGTAGTTCGCTAGCCTACCTGTGCCGCCTTGTGCGGCACTTCCACTCTCGCCTTACCACCTTCCACGCCTCCATCCCCACCATCAGGCATACGCATAGAGCGATGCGGAGGAGTAGGAGGATGGCGTGGAGGCGTTTCACTTCGGCTCTCCAGTCACCTTCGGCTGCGACACCACACGGGCGATAGCCATAGCCACGCCGAGGACCATGTTCACGCTTGCCCATGCAACGGGGTTGATGTGGCCCTCGAACGCTACCCATGCACCGGCTGCTGCGTTGAGCACTGCGGTGAGGATGGCGAGCTGCACACTGGTCAGACGCCAGCATTTGCGCCATTCGGGGATCAGGTTCATGGGATCACCGATCGAAGGATGTGAGGGCCAACCATGTTGATGATCGCGATGATTGCCCCTGCAGCCCCGAGGCCGTACATGACCTTGATGCCCATCCCCTTTACGTCAGAGGACAGGGTTTCGAGCAGCTTCGACTGGTTCTGCGCGATCAGCTCAAGACGATCTACCCGCTGGGGGATGGTCTCGTGCTTCTGCTCGTAGTGATCCAGGCGCCATAAGGCGAGACGCATGTTCTGCTCCAGCGCACCCAGGCGCTCGGCCTGATTGCGGCCGGCATCGGAGTGGGTGTCGGGCATAGGATTGTCTCGTTGGCGTTTGGTCCGGCCTCACATGCGCGTGCGATCCGCCTATGAGCAAGGAGGCAGGCATGGGGCCGGAATTGGGTTGGGCTTAGCCCTGTTCGTGCAGTCGCTGGCGGAGCAAGTAGCCTTCCAGCAACCAAATCTTGTTGCGGGCGTTGTCGCGGGCGATCTTCCGGCCGATCTCGGCGTTGAAGTTCTCCGGCGAGGCGCATGCACTCTCACCCGTCACGGTGAAGCCGTTCTTGAGAACCAGAACGCAGAAGGTCATCAGACCAAGCTCGCCGTGATATCCGGTCAGCCTAGTCATCTCGTCCTGGCTATTGAATGCCTCCTTCACGCCATCCTCGGCGGTAAAGAAGTACTCACCCACAATCACCGAATCGATCAAAGCGGGCGTCAGACGAGGGGCATTCAGGCCTTTTGCTTGGATCTCTTGCTCGAGTGCTGCTTCATTGGTCGGCATCGCGTCTTCCTCTAGTGGGTGCGATAACAAAAAAGCCCAGCACTAGGCGAGGCCGAAAGGTGTAGATCCCGATTCCCCGCACGTCTGCGGGGCGATACCTGTTATCAGGTCGCGCAGTGTGCTGCGTGTGGCGCGTAGCCGATCGCAAGCAGGCCGGGGATTAGGTGCGCTGTATTGGATGACACGAGTATTGGCAGCGCTTGCCGTCGCACGGCGTGGTGTTTGATGGGCGCATGGTGGCGAGCCATTCAAACGGCCTTTAGCGCCCGAAACTGGTATTTGATTGCCGACTGAAGCGCGGATTGGCTTTCGAATCGGCATAAAAAAACCGACACAGCGGTCGGCAGGAACAAAAAAGCCCCGGCATTTCTGCTGGGGCTTTCCGTAACTCTAACTGGCGTTTTGAAGGGCTAAGTTTACGAGGCCGAACCCAACAAGCGCCAAACTAAACCGTAGGATGTCTAGCAATACCTTAAACGCGTAGGGCTGTCGCCAAACAAACCCCTACGCATAACTCAACCCGAACACGAATTGAGAGAGCCGAAACGCTCAGGGCGAGCATTTACAGCATGGGGAAATCATGCAGCTAGCCGCACGGGAAGTCAAGGACTTTTTCTCACTCATTCACGCCGCCTCTTTCCACTGGTACAGCAGGCCAGAAACCGGTGCCAGAGCGGCCTTGTCCATGTCATTGCAGGCCTGGAAGAACGCATCGATATGTGACTCCCACTCACGGGTCCAGTTCTCGCTACAGAGGCGGACACCGTACTCGTCGAACAGCCAGGCGCGGAAGCACTCGGGCATCGGCAGCGGGTCAGGCGTCGAACTCTGCCCTCCCTGATGCTGGCGGCGATACCGGTACAGCACACCCTTGGCGACGTACTGCGCCTTCTCGCGCTTGGCTTCGGTCATGCGCGGCAGCTTAGCGGCGGCCATGGCGAATACCAGCTCCTCGGCAATCTCCCGATGATCGTCGTCGGCCAGTGGCGAGTACATCCAGTGCCCGAAGCATTGCAGGCTGGCCGGCAGCGTACCGATCACCGACTGGACCATTCCGCACAGCGCCTGATCGAGCGCCACGTCGGTGCGGCGGTCCTTCTCGGTCTTCTGGATGCTGGCCTGCAGCATTCCCACCTCGAGGGCGTAGGAGGTAGTCGATTCCCGGCGCTGGTAGTAGGCGTCATGCCAGAGTTGACGCGCGCTGTTCATCTTCATGCGGAAGCCCTCCCTTGCTTGTATCGACGAACTCTTTCTTTCCCGCAGGCGCGACAGTCACGAGCCCCGTTTGGCCTGATGTAGGTGTTCTCCTGGTTATATTCGTGCCCGTTTTTGCAATAGAGCTTCTCTGAGTTCTCTGCAACAAAACTCGCGCTGCGCAGGGTGTTTTCTTTGTGAGTGGCAACCCGCAGATGATCCGGGTTCACGCACGCTCGATTCCCGCACAGGTGATCCAGCTCGAACTCTGGGTATTCAGGTAGATAGCCGTGAACAAGAAACCATGAATATCGATGCGCAGCCTGAGGTCTATCGCCGACCTGAAATCGCCCATACCCATGCTTGTCCTTGTAAGCCCTCCACATCCAGCACGGTGACTCGTGCCCCATATTGAGAACTTCGTACTTGCTATGAAATCTGTTCATGCCGCCGCCTCCCCCTTGAGCATGTTCGGATTAACCGTGTGCCGGCCGACCTCGCCGAACTCCGCGTGATGGATGATGCACTTCATGTTCTGCTGCGCCCGGTAGCCGCCCCATGCGGAGTAGGCGTCCTTGGCGGTCAGGGTGTTGAAGGACTCCACGGTCACGCCGCTGTATTCCTTGACGCTCTGGTGGTGGACGTGGCCGATGTACCAGTATCGGAACTCGGTGCGGCCCCATGCCTGCGCCTGGTCGGTAGCCATGACGCCCGGGAGGCGGTCGGGCTTGCAGGAATGACCGTGATGCATACCGATCAGCACCTTGCCGTGCTCGTGGTACATGAACGGCGCCGGAGAGGTGTCGATCGTCACCCGCGGCTCATTGGCGTAGATGTGACTCAAGGCAATGCTCAGCCAGATAGCACCGGTATCGTCGTGGTTGCCGATGACGTTGCAGACGCGCACCCGGGCGTGCTTCATCAGGGCGGACTCGATGCACTGCCTCATCACCTTCACGCCGACGCGGATCATCTTGGCGTAGCGGCCGTCGACGTCGAGGATGTGGCCGGAGCGGCTGGTAGTGCCTTCCATGTTGTCGGCGTGAAACCAGTCCCCGCAATTGATGATCAGCGCTTGCTCGCAGGCCGGCGCCATATCGACCAGGGCAGCCATAGCGCCACACTGGACGCGCTCGGCAATGGCCAGATCCCAATCGCTACCCTGCGTTTCCTCTCCCCAGGCACGCATACCGATGTGGGCGTCGCCGATCGGGTAGGCGGCCAGCAGGTGCGAGAGGTAGCTGCCCCCGGCCTTGCGTGGGGCAACCTGCGGAAGATCCTCCGACATGGCCTGGCACGCTTCACGGATCAGCTCAGCCTGGCGTTCTTGGTCGATCGTGGTCTTGACCCACTGGAGTTTCGCCTTGCCGTCTTCGTCGTACAGGGTGGACGTACCCTTGAGACGAAACCCATCGGGCACGGTCTTGGTCATGTCGTGCTCAGGGCTCCACCCTTGGCGAGCGAGGCGCGCCTTGTGGGTGTAGACGTTGCGCTCGTGCAGCCCAAGGATCTGCGCAGCCTCTGCCACAGTACGGCCAGTCAGCGCGGCCTTGATTTCGTCGTCTGTCGCTTTGCGTGCGGCCATCAGGCTGCCTCCCCGTCTATCTCTGAAATGGTCACCTCGACGCACCCTAGGGCCTTGATAGGGCCTCTTTTGATGGTCAGATGGTCGATCTGGCTGTCGTCTTCCCAGGCTCCGCCGTGGGTGAGCGCGTCAAGCAGTCCTTTGCAGAGGTTGTCCAGGTCCCGGCGGCGACGGTCAGGCGGGCAAGCGGTGATGACCACCTGCAGGCGCCCTTCCATCTTTCGCACGCCGGCCGACTGGCACAGAGCGGTTACGTCCTTGCAGTAGCTACGGCCCTTGGCGCTGATCAGCGTCTTGGCGCCAACACGGCGGTAATAGGTGTTGTTGCTCGGCGGCCAAGGCAGGCTGATGGCTGTCATCTACTCCCCCTCGCCTTCAGCGCCGCCACAACGGCAGGACGCGCACTCTCCGGAACAGCTGCCAGCAGGACGTTGCCCTGCCTCTGCCTCTCCGGCCCCTTGAGGTCGCGAACCTTCCACCTGATCAGGCAGGCCGTTTTGTCCGCTTCGATCAGCGCCCGAGCATCGGCAGTCAGGATTGCCAAATTGAATGAGGCATTCGCCGCAGAGCACTTCATCGCCTAGCCTCGCCTGTACGTCGATTCGAGAGAGCTTCATGCGATCTCTGCCTTCTCTTCGGGAGTGCGGCAGTCGATGGTGTTCTGCTGGCCGAACGCCTCGGGCATGTCCGCGATGGTGAAATGCTTTGGCGCCTTGTCCGCGTGCATCTCTTTCAGCCGGCCGACGTGCCCGGTTAGTTCATTGATCAGCGCGCGATAGCCGCCCTTGTGCTGGCGGTCGTCGTTGAGCTTCCCGGCTGCCTGGGCGTCAACGATGATCGCGAGGCAGGCCAGCGCATGGGCAAGGTGCGGCACGCCGCTATCCGGGTCGCACTCTTCGCCTTCAAACCAGGCATTCAGGTGGCGGTTGGCGGCGTCGAAGTAGATCGAGGCGCGTACGCCGGATGCCCGCCAGTTGCTGCGGCCGTACTTCAGCATTCCGTCGAGCAGGCCAATGGAGCCCATGGCGCTAGCAGTAGTCGGCCACAGGTGGATCGGCAGCTTGCTCGAGCCGATTGCGTCCTTCGGATTCGTTGCTTTCAGCTCGCTCATGCTGCGGCTCCCTTGCGGTGGAATTTGCGGTCGTACCAGCGGTAGAAGTACTGGGCGAAGGTGATGCCCAGCGAGCCGCCCAGGCCGGATATCAGCAAGAACGGAACGGTATTGATCTGCGAGTGGGCGACCGACCAGATGTAGGCGAACTGAGCCAGCGTGATCAGCCAGGACACGACGAAGCCTGCCGGGATCTTGTCGTCGCGCAGGAGCTTGCTGTTGAGCCCCAACAGGAAGACCTGGAAGAAGGCAGAGGTGAAGACCATCACGGCCTGTAGTTCTGGAGTCATTCTTGCGGCTTCCTTGTGGCTCTGTTGTTTGCGATCAGGGGGAGCTGGCCGGGCTTTAGCGGCCATGGGTGTTCCTTGCGGCAGTCGTGGCAGTACAGGGTCTGCCGTAGGCTGTATCCGGTTGTCTTGTGGGTGGCGTCTACGGGGCAGGTCTTCATGCGGCAACCTCGATCCCAAGCAGGCGCCGAACCTGAGCAAGCAGCTCGCGCTCGGTGCCGTAGCGCTCGATGAAGGCCAGCTTCGAGAGATGAATGCTCGGCACGGCCGGGTGATGAGTGCCACGGTGGTGCGCTGGGCAAAGCCCGATGGCACGGAAGTGACTGGAGCGCTTCCCCATGCCTACCCCGGCGCGGATGTGATGGACCTCGCATGGCGTCCCCGGCGTTCCAGACAGATAGCAAGCGATACAGCCAAGATCGGCCACGCGCTGAAGATGCTGTTTTTCAGCCTTAGTCATGCCGACTTCCTCCAGTTTGTTCCGCGCCGGATGCGAGAGATCTGCGTTGTGCCGACTCCAAGCATCTTGCTCAAAGCAACGCCAGTCATGTCGCTTTCGCGGATCAGTCGAACCTGCTCTTCCGATAGTTTCGCCATGACGTGCTCGCTGCGGCTCTTGTAGTTGCCATGTGCCATGCGGTCGGCCATGTTTTCTTCGTGCGTCCCCCATGCAAGGTTGCTCGGCACGTTGTTTTTGGGGTTTCCGTCTAGGTGGCGGCAAATCTCTCCCGGCATTGGCTCCCGAACAAAAGCCGCAAGGACCATGCGGTGTATGCCGACACTGAACTTTTTCCGGTCAACCCCGATTCGCACATGGTCATAGCCCTTTCTGTCCTGAGGCTTCAGCATCTTCTCCGGGTAGACTTGAGTCATGACGCAGCCGGACTTGTGGCGCTTTGTTACGACGCGCTCCTTGCTGCGCACTCGCCCAAATGACGATGCTTCATAGTTGCCGCCATAGCCCGGAACCAGGCGCCACTCCTCTACACAGCCCAAGGCGGCAACGCGGGACAGGTGGGTGCTTTCGGCCTTGGTCATGCCGCCTCCCCGAAATCGCGCTGCATCCGCATGTACTCGCTGTCCTCGGGATGCGAGAGGTAGATGCCGTGCTCCATAGCCCACTTGTCGACGCAGGTCATGAAGGCGTGCATCTCGCCTTTGTCGAGGTCACTGGTGTGGCGCAGCTCTGAGCGCTTGGTGATCTCCCCCGTCCGCAGGTCGATATCCTTGATTTCCTCCTCGCCGAGGAAGGTCTGCTTCAGGTTGCGCTTCACGTTGTCCCGGTCCATGGGGGCACCGGTGGCAAAGGTCGTCTTGCCCATGCTCACGAAAAACCGGGCAATCTCCTCGCACCACTTATGAAACAGCGCGTTCTGCGGAAGCGATCGACTGGCGCCGGCGATGGTCACCGTGCAAGGGAAGCCCTTTGCACGGATCGCGGCGTTGACTTGGGAGAGTTCGCCGATATGCGAGACGCGGATCTTCTCAGCCATTTACGCGGCATCCTTCAAAGCTGGCAGCGAGCTCAACGAATGCTGCGTAAGCCACTGCTGCCACTTGCCCGTTTCCAGAGGAGCGGTATCGGTCCACCCTTCCGGCCATCCCATCAGCCACTCGTGGATTTCCGGGCTCGGACGCCCAAACACTCGCCGGAACTCGCGCGCGGCCGGCCACTTCTGCATTGAATCGGCGCAGTAGTTCGCCTTGGTCGTCGGCGTGTGCAAGTAGCCAGTAGCGCTGCCGAACGTGGTCAGCACCCAGGTCTGCCGCGGACAGGGGAAGCATTCGGACTTGGTAACCCATGCGAACGAGGTCGCGTCCGGCTTCTTCGATTGCTCGCTCGGCGACGTTCTCGGCGAAGACAAGCCTGGGAGCGACATCTGCCACGATCCGGCGCATCTCCGGCCAAAGGTTTTCAGCGTTGTTGCGTCCAGCAGCGGCAGTGCTGAAGGCCTGGCAGGGAAAGCCTCCAGATACGAGGTCAACAATTCCGCGCCACGGTAGGCCGTCAAACGTTCGAACGTCATCCCAGATAGGGAATGGCGGGAGAACTCCATCGTTTTGTCGCTGGACCAGTACCCGCTGACAGTGCTCGTCGTGCTCGACAGCGCAGACAGGAGTGATGCCGAGCAGGTGGCTTGCGAGCAGGCCGCCACCAACGCCCGTGAATAGAGAAAGCTCATACACGGCGCGCCTCCCGCTTGTCGTGGTCGTCCTGGCACTCCTTGCAGCGCACGGCGTTCTTCACGGCCTGGCGGCGAGCTGGGAGGATGTCCTCGCCACAATCCAGGCAGTCCGGACGGCCCTGCCCCTGCAGCCTGGCCTGTACCAGCGCAACGCCACCTATACGATCTGCCTCCTCTAGGCCAGTAGCGCGATCGGTTACATCGGGGGCTGTGCGGGCCTGCTCGTAGGCGGCGGCCATTTCGTGAAGCGTGCTCATTTCGCGGCCTCCCCTGTGAATGCGCGGCGCTGAAGATCAAGCAAGCGAGCCTTGCGGGCAGATTTGCGGGCCGTGTTGCGCGGCCGCCCCAAGGTCAACCCATGAGCACCAACGTCGATGTCGTCCAGCTCGCGCAGCTGTTGAGCAAAGCCGCTACCTCCGACCAGCTTTTCGGCTGTCACGTCATCTACCAAGATGGCGCCAAGCTTGGCCAGTGCTGCACCGAGGGTTGTTTTCCCGTGGTCGATATGGCCGATCGTTCCGACGTTGACTTTCTGCTGACTGCTCATTTCCGTGCTCCTACGCCGCGCTGGGTGCTTCCGTCAGCACAGACGACGCGATGGTCATTGCCGCGGGATAGGCCTATGCCTGCCCCGGTTGTGTGTCGTATCTGGTAGCCCTGGCGCTGCAGGAGCTGGATGGCGTGCTGCTGGATAGGGGTCATGCGAAATCACCCGATGCACTGCGACTGCGGAACCGGCCCATCTCAACTTCTTCCTGGCTGATCTCGCGCGCACCCGCGAAGCTCACGAACCGCGCGAACTGGCCTTGCTGCTGAAGGAGGCACGAGCCAACTTGCGCATGACGGCACTTTGTCATCAGGATTTCGGTGACGCCGTTCTGGCCTTCCTCGGTGTCCATGTCCCGGTGAACCATGAGGATGCAGTGGGCGTCTGCCTCGATTTCGCCAGAGTCGCGCAGGTCAGCCGAGACGGGCTTTTTGCCTACGCGTTTGGTCGAATCACGGTTGAGCTGGGAAAGCAGGATTACGGGAATCCCAAGCTCTTTGGAGAGGTTCAACATCGCTTTGCTGATCTTGCCGACCTCTTCCGAGCGACTGCGCCCCTTCGCGTCAGCCGGGATCAGACCGAGGTAATCGACCATCACGATGTCAAGGCCATGGTTGCGCTGAACCTGACGGGCTATCGACCGAATGCGCGCCGGGGTCATTCCAGGGCGGTCGCAGACGTAAAGTGGCTTGTCGACACACTTGGCTACTGCGGCGGTCATGCCCTGCCAATCGCCGTCCTGCATGTCTACGCCAGAGTCGAGCCGGCCGATATCAACCGACCCGAGAGATGCAATGACGCGCTGGCCAAGCTCTTCCTCTGGCATTTCCAGACTGAAGACCAGGCCAACACCCGCGCCGCTCATTGCGATGTTCTGCACGATCTGCAGGCCAAGCGTCGTCTTGCCGCTGCCAGGCAGGCCGGCAATCACGGTGACAGTACGGGGACGTAGGTGTCGGGTCAGCTTGTCGAGGTCAGGCAAGCCGGTGGAAAGCCCCACGACGCGCTTACCGTTGTGCTTCTCGTCGATCGTGTCGACGTTCTTGCGCACGATTTCGTCGATGCGCTTGTAGTCTGGCTCTCCGTCTTCCAAGTCGCGCAGGTCGGCCATCGCCTGCTGTGCGCTCGCGATAATGTCTGCAAGCGGCTTTTCCTCGGTCGCCATATCTGTCACAGCATTGGCGGCGTCCACCAACCGGCGCAGAACGGCACGTTCGCGCACAGCTTTGGCATAGGCCTCCCAGTTCGCCGTGCTGTAGGTGGCCTTTGCGATCTCTCCGGCATAGGCGATAGTCGAGTCGCCAGAAGGCAGCTCAGGGCGGAAGATCCCGACCGTCACAGGGTCGATAGGCTCGCCAGCGGCGTGGCAGTCGAGAATTGCCTGATACAGCGCGGCGTTTTCGATGTCGTAGAAGTCAGCCGCCACGACCTTGCCACTGATCGCGTCAAACAGGCTCGGGTCGAGCATCATCGCGCCAAGCACGCCCCATTCGGCTTCGACGCTGTACAGTTCGCGGCTCATACCTCACCCCCGCGCGCCGAGTCCCAATCAAAGATCACTGCTAGGCCTCCGTTTTCGCGCAGCCGGTCAAGCGCGCGATCGCCGATGTATGCCGCCAGCTCAGCGCTTGGCAGATTCGAAGTAACGATGGTTGGGAACATGTTCCGGTAGCGGGCGTCGATGATCGTGTGCAGCGCCTGGCGCTCGAACTCGGTTCCGCCCTGGGCGCCGATCTCGTCGATCAGCAGCAGATCAACACTTGCCAGCTCTTCGAAAATCGCCTGCTCAGTCACCGCAGAGTCGCGCCCAAAACTTGACTTGATTGCGGCGATGATGTCAGCGGCCGGCACATAGAGCGCCGTCGCACCGTACTGGCGAACCACGGCCTTGAGCACGGCGCAGCCAAGATGGGTCTTGCCGTTGCCGAAGTTACCCAGCAGCAGCAAGCAGCGGCCTGCGTCGTAGTTCTCTTGGAACTGATCGACATAGGCTCGGCACTCATCGAGAGCGGCCTTCTGGCCAGCCAGCGGCGTGCGGTAGTTATCCAGCGAGCACTGACGGAAACGTGCGGCGATGCCAGTTGCAAACAGAGCAGCGTTGACCGCCTCCCACTGCTTCGACTCGACGGCAGCGGCACGCGCAGCTTCGTCCGTCCCGTGGATGGCATCGAACCGGCAGCGCGGGCATCCGGTGACGCGGTGCTTGTCGTCAAATGATTCGATCAAGGTCCGCTGGTACTCGCCGTGCAGTTCGCACTGCTCCGGGCGAGATTTGATCCGCGGCGAGGCGCCGAAGTTAGAAGTTCGCACGACGAACCCCCAGGCGCTTGTTCTCTTCGGTCTTGGCGCGGATCTCTGCGGCGTTCACGGGCGGCAGGTTGGTGAATCGCGACATCTGGATCGGGCGGACATTGGCGGTCACCTTCTCAGGGAACAATCCGGTCCAGCCATTGGTGATCGAGAGCAGGATCACGGCGTCAGGGCTCGCGTGACCTTCCAGTTCCTTCGCCTGACGCTTGCAGCTCGTTTCGGTCAGCGGCTTGCGGATTTCCTTGCGGTGAGCAACCCAGTCTGCCCAAACCTCAGCGGACACGTTGGCAGGCTTTGCAGCCAGAGCATCAAACTTCTTTCCCTTCGCCGGCGCGTCAGCGCCGTGCTCTTTCGGATCATTGATGGTTAAAGGATGGTTAAAGGACGGATTGGGTGCAGGAGCTGCACCCCGTTCTGTCGTGAGCTGCACCCCGTTCGTGCATGAGCTGCACCCCGTTGTGTCGTCAGATTCACCCCGTTCAGAACCGGGTGAATCTGCTGCACCCCGATCCATGCACAGGTCATATACCACTGGACGGCGGTCGTGGCGGTCAATGTAGGCCGCAGCGATCGCCTGATTGCCCAGGGTGATTACCTCAGCCTCACGCAGAGACTCCAGCGCCGTGCGGATCGTGCGAACGGACAGGCCGGTGTCTTCGCTCAGACTGCTTGCGGAAGGGAATGCGGCCTTACCGTTCTTGTCGGCGTAGTTCGCCAGGCAAAGCAGCACATGGCGAGCTGTTGGCGAGGTAACGATGCGCTGCTCAAGCGCCCAGGTCATGGCTTGAACGCTCATCTCAAATCTCCAGCTCGTCAGTGACGCGCTTGATGAACTCGTCGTAGCTTTCGGCCATCTTGATCCCCTGGCATTCAAGGGCTTCTCGGTAGGCCTTGGCTGATCCGTAGAGCACCCAGCGCTCACGCTCAGGAAGATGCTTAAGCGCGGAGTAGCTAGGCCATGGGCCGGCGATAACGGCGCTTGCACGCTGCTGGTCGATGGTGTTGCGGTGGAAGTCTTGTTGGCGCATAATTCACTCCAGTTCAGTTGTACCGCTGTTGAGAGCCCACCCTGTCCGGTGGGCTTTTTATTGCCTGCGATTCAGGCGACCTTTACCGACTCGATCAGCACGTCGAGGCTCTTTTGCGCCTCTCCGATCTCGCGCTTGATCAAGGCTTTCTCGGTTTGGGATACATGGCCGTCTTCCAGCGCTGCGGTGACGGCGCGGGTCACGTCGGCGACCTCTGCGTGCATGTGCAGGACGGCTGTGGAAAGCTGTTCCGACTTGGGGCGCTCCTTGGCTACCAGCTCGAAGCCGAACGAATCAGCCAGCGCTTCCAAGGGGCGCATATCGCCTGTGTGCAGCAGGATTCCGAACAGGTGCTCGATGGTCAGGTGGTGGGCATCGTTGTCCGGGTTGGCGCGCTGCAGCAGGCTCACATGCGGAACACCCATCTTGGCCGCAAGGGTCTTGGCTTCGTGGTCCAGCACTGCGGACTGGGTGGCTCTGAGGAAATCTTCCATCGCGTAAAACCTCTTTTCTCTTTCCGTGGAGCCCTACCGTTCGTCGGGCAATACTGGATTCATGGAAACCACTGACAGGGATGTCTCTTATGCAGCCACTGGAGCCTTGCGAACCGCCTTGAACTTGCCGCGCGACAGGACCTGAATTTGGTACTGCCGAGACTCGGGAACCGTTTCCCCCCACATCGTTACTGCGCTGGGGCGGATACCGAGGGCGTCCGCCAGCTTCTTCTTGCTGCCGAAGAAATCGGCCACGTCTTGAGTCTTCATTGCTCGACCTCGGGTTAGCTTGCCGCAATTTCAGCATGCTTAAATTGCGAGGTCAAGCAATAACTTAAGCGGAGTGCATGCTTAAATTCAGGATGCTTAACATGTGTGTTATGGAACGACACGAACGAATTGCCCGCGCCATCCAGGTCAGCGGGCTAAAGAAGGGCGAGATCGCCGCCAGGTGCAACGTGGCGAACTCGGCCGTAACGCAATGGCTTTCAGGTGAGAGCAAGAGCCTCAAACCAGAGAACCTATTTGCTCTCGCAAAGGCGACCGGCTTCAGCGCGCAATGGCTGGCAGTCGAGGAAGGCCCGGAGCGCATCGAAAGCAACGTCGAGCCTGGCCCAAATATCACCAGCCCTTACCGTGAGATCCAGATCGTCGGCACGGCGCAGATGGGGACCGAAGGCTACTGGTACGCCCTTGACGAAGCAGACGGCGTGGTAGAGGTTCCGTCTCGCGACCCAGGAGCCTATGCACTGCGCCTTAAGGGGGACTCAATGGCCCCTGCTATCCGCTCCGGTTGGATCGCTATCGTCGAGCCGAACCATCGCTTGGTTCCGCTCGAGTACGTGATGATCCGTCTGCAGGATGGCGAGTGCATGCTCAAGGAGCTGCTTCAAGCCACCGATGAGGAAGTGGTTGTGCAGTCAGTCAACGAGCAGTTCGGGCGCCGAACCATTCCGACAGACCAGATTGAAACGATCCACTATGTCGGCCACATCGTGGCGCCGAGCAAGGTTAGGGTTTAACGAAGGACGCAAGGATGCCATTACCGTTCCACCCGCCAGCGGGACAGATTGTTATCTGCGACTTTCAAGGACTAAAGGAGCCGGAGATCGTGAAGCGGCGGCCGGCTATCGTGATGTCACCGCGCCTCCGAGGAAGGTCAGGCTTGTGCACCGTCCTGCCCATAAGCACAACTGCGCCACGGCCGGAACAGCCTTACCACTACAACCTGGCGATCGACCCTCCATTACCCGCTCCCTATCCAGAGCCCAGCGTTTGGGTTAAATGCGACATGATCTATACGGTAGGCTTTCACCGGCTAAATCTTCCCTGGTATCAGGATGCCGGAGGGCAGCGGCAGTACGTAAATCAGTATGTCGACCCAGAAGATCTGGCTGCCATCCAGCGTTGCATGCTCACGGCTTTGGGCTTCCCGCATCTCGTAAACCGGGTTTGAGCTGTGTAACGCATTCGTGCATTCGTGCATTGACGCAAATGCACCTCAAGGCCTATATTTACCTCCGTTCCCGCTCTGCTTTCGCATCGGGCTTTAAGTCCACCGAGAGGTGGCCGCCATCTTCTGGAGTCGCAATCCTAGATGGTGCCTGAAACCCGGCTACGGCCGGGTTTTGCTTTTCTGGTGCAGCGTTCCAAACCTTCTCCTACTTAGGTCTGAGCCACTTCTTTACATGTGGCAACCGGCCACCATGTTTCCTCTTGCCCGGTGAAACCCTCACAATTACTGTGTGGATATCCAGCAGTAAGGAGGATTCACATGCGAGGACCGGCAGCCCTTCACCATCAGTACCAGCTGTCCAGCTACACGCGACTAGTGCGCCGCGTGAACCTGACCATTTGCGCGCCTACTGCGCAGCGCGAACGCCAGGCCAACCTCAGGCCGGGGCCGGATGACCGGCCGGAAGACTGGGAGCGTCTTCTGGAGGAAATCGAGCAGGCAGACAACGTGACCATGCGTCGAAGATCAGACGGAAGTGTCCACGTCATCTGGACCGGATCAGAACACTGACACCCTAGCCCGCACTCTGCGGGCTTTTTGTTGCCCTGAAATTTCAGCAAACTTAAAAAAAGACTTGACCGATAAATTCAGCATGCTTAAATTACATCCATCGAAGCGCAGAACACCGCGCCGACAGGCAGAGATGCCCTGGCTACGGCCTAAAGCTCTTTAACAGATTGTGAACATCGCGGCGGGGTCTGCTTCGGCATACAGCGCGATCAAAAAATTCCCCGCCCCATGCCAGCTCTGGAACTGGCCGTGGCTCCACATGCAGCCACGCGAAGTTGCGAAATGTCACCCGGTGCGACGCCAGTTGCGGCAGCGGGCAAGAGACGACTCAGACAAGGAATCGCAGCGGAGAGAGGTAATTCGGGATTTCCGAATTATCAGCCAAGCCCACCGTGGCAAGTAACGGAGGCCAGCAAGACAGAAGATTCCTCGGTGCGCCTCAAGCGGGGCGCATCAGGGGGAATCCACTGGAAGGAGTGAGTAATGAACATCTCAGTTTTGATTTTCGACGCCTGCAAGATCGACGTAAACCCGACCAGCCGCACGCTGATGGGCGTCTCGGCATACGACGCGGACGGCGCCACGGTGCTAGCGAACTTCGACATCGAGCAGATCGTGAACCACTTCGGCGCCGCTGAATTGCTGGATGAGATCGGCGAGCAGGTAGCCCGCCGCCACTTTGAGATTGAGGGATAGCACATGGCCCAGTTCAACATCGACGCCAGCTTGAGCGACGGAAAGAAGCTCAAATGGTTGGCCGTAGCGGATGAAGGCGAAAGCCTCCAGTCGGTAGCCGATCAGGTGAAGCGCGCGGCCGGCAGGAAGTTCGGGCCTGCCGTGATGCTGAAACGATGGGGCGTGATGCGAGCCAGTAACGGCTACATCACCGTGACGATGTTCGCGTCATAGCGCGCAACGGAGAACGAACTGTCAAGGCATCCTTGGCAGTTCAAACGGAACATTCACTTCTGGCCATTCGCAAGAGTGGCCAGCGGGAAGACAACCGGAGAACGCAAATGGCAAATCTTCACGTAGCGCCCTCCCCGCTGACCAATCGCATCTTTTGCGGTGGAGTCGGGAAGGACGGCCGCACCTGGCTGAGCAACAAAACAGACGTAACTGGCGAAGCTTGCGCTGCTGTTGCCAAGCACGTGTTGAGCAATAAAGAGCCGGTAATCGTGACCTGCAACGGCGAGCCGACTTACCGAATCACCGTCGAGAAGCTAAGCAACGTTGACGACTGATTCCCGCCTAACCCCACCCCCGCAGCTTGGCGACAGGCTGCAGCGGGCACCCATCAGCACAAATTCGGAATTTCCGAATTTTCTAGAGGCAGCTCGAATGGGCAGCGTTTGCGAATCATGCGGAACAACACACCCAAGCGATGCGGCCACGGCAATTGGGCGATTCAACCCTGAAGGCCCGGCCGGTTATGTCGCAAGCGTTCCAGGGGCAGCAGTTCGAGCTGGCCGGGGCGAAGCAGAGCAAGACTACTGCGCGCATATGCGCACCCATCAGCACATAGGAGGATGAGATGAGCGAATGGACCGGCGTCGTCATGTTCGACGCGAGCAAGAGCTTTACCGTACAGGCTGACACTTTCGAGGAAGCCGCAAAACATGCGTATGAGGAGGCTGGCTATGCAAGCCTTTGTCATCAGTGCGCAAGGGAGCTTGAGTTGGGCGATGCCATCGCAGCGATCGCCGCTGATGAGGCTGGTAATGAGCACACCGACGACTGGCGCGAAGGCCGCCTAGAAAAGCTCGAAGCAAGCTGCAATGAGCTGCTTGAGGCACTGGAGTGCCTGCTTGAAATGGGCCATACGAAAGCGGGAGACCTTGCGCGTGCCGCCATAGCCAAGGCCCGCGGCACGCCATGCTAACCGGCCCCGAAGTCCTGATCCTCTGCGCCTTCCTCGCAGCGCTGTACATGTGGGATTGGTGGAGAAGGAATTGGAAAGGCTAACCCCCGCCTGAACCAGCCAGGCCAGACCCCCCCCAGGTCTGCGATAACCGTAGGCGCCCGGTGCTGGTAGCGCCATGACCATCATCTGGAGCCGATCCGGCGTCACGGAAGACAACTCCTGCCTAGCGCCTGCCGGGAATCGGTAGCAGGCATTCATTCCCCCGCCCGTCCGGGCACATCGAGGTATCCACCCATGAGATTCGAGATCGACCTAGACGAATACCGTCTAGCAGTTGAGGTGACTCACTGCCTGGACGTCAAGCCGGATTACCGCAGCTGGGGCAGCTCAGACGACTACTACGGCTACCGAGAGATGGAGTTCGAGGTAATCAGCGGGTCCGTCTTTGACGAAGACGGCAACGAGACGGAGTTGGGGCGCAATGGCTGCGCCGGCGTAGCCGAGCAGTACGCCGAGGATATCGAAGATCGGCTATGGACGCTCATCGAAGAGAAGCGGGAGGCAGCATGAACGCCGACATTCAGAAAGCCGTATTCGACCTGTTCTGCATCTGCCACGACGTGACGCAGGCCGGTCAATACGAAGCGCACCTGTCCTACGCAGGGAACACGAACGGCGTCTACGTCCGCGTCTACCAAGGTGATCGGGCAGTGTTCGATCAGCACTACTACCTCGACGGGCTGACCGGCGAAGGCGATCCGGACCTGCTCGACAAGCTCCGCGCCCTATCCGATCGGGTCAGCGAGTTCCTGCTACCAGCACAGGAGGAGGCGGCATGACCCTCAAGAACCTAGCCGGCGCCTTCCTGCTGTATTGCGGAGTGGCGCCGTTCTTAGCGGCTCTCGCCTACGTTGCGCTATTGGGGGGTGTGTGATGGCTAGCTACCAAAGCACAAAACAGCGAGCCGTCTTCTGGCTATGCGCTGGCGTGGCAACAGTATTTATGGTCGTGGTTTACGGCCTTGCAGATCGAATCACCAACGGGGCGCCGCTATGAGAACCCTCCCCCTCCCCTACGACACCGGCCCGCACGACGACACCCCAACAGGCCACTCATTCGCAGCGGCGTGGTGGACCCTTACCGGGTTCGGCGTGCTGGCTGGCGTGCTGCTGATCGGCCTGGCTGGCGAGGCGGCGATCTACAACCTTTTCGGATAACCAAACCTACTGACAGGCTGCGCGAGACGCGGCCAGGGAGAACTCATGTCTACGGAATTGGCCACCGTGCCGCCGAAAGAAACCGCCCTTCAGGTCTTCCAGGCTGCGAACGGGCTTGACCCGTACCTGCAGCAGATCCGCGCCGAGATCGACGCTTTCGTGCCGGACGTATCGACGAAGAAAGGCCGCGACGCCATTGCATCGATTGCCCATAAGGTCGCCCGCTCCAAGACGGCTCTCGACAACGTAGGCAAGGAGCTGGTCGCAGAGCTGAAGGAAATCCCGAAGAAGATCGACGCCGAGCGCAAGCGGATGCGCGACACGCTGGACGCCTGGAAGGATGAAGTCCGCGCGCCGCTGAATGCCTGGGAGCAGGCCGAGGCGGACCGGGTGGCGCGTCACACTGACCGAATTGACTGGCTCCGCAACCGTGACGACCAGGTGGCCGAGCTTTCAGCCGCGGATATTCAGGCCCGCATCGCCGAGGCAGAGGCAGTAGAGGTCGGCCCAGACTGGGAAGAGTTCGAAGCCGAAGCGCATCGCGTCAAGGCTGCCACGCTCACCACCCTGCAGCTGGCACTGACCAAGCGGCAAGCATATGAAGCCGAGCAAGCCGAACTCGAACGCCTCCGCGCCGAAGCTGCCCAGCGCGAGCAGAAGGAGCGCGAAGAGCGCATCGCCCGGGAAGCCGCCGAGCAAGCCCAGCGCGAAGCCGAGCAGCGCGCACAGGCCGAACGCGAAGCGGCAGTGCGCCGTGAAGCCGAGGCTAAAGCCGCAGCCGAGCGCCGCGAGCTGGAACTGAAGCTGCAAGCCGAGCAAGCAGAGCGCGAGAAGCTGGAAGCCCAGCAGCGCGCCGAGCAGGCCGAGCGTGATGCCGCAGAACGCGCCGAGCGCGCAGCTGCCGCAGAACGCCAGCGCCAAGCCGACGAGCAGGCGCGGATCGAAGCGGAAGCCAAGGCACGCGAGGCGGACATCGCGCACAAGACCGCCGTCCTCACCTCGATCAAAGAAGCCTTCATGGGCGCCGGGGTCACCGAAGAACAGGCTAAGGCCATCATCAACATGATCCGCAAGGGCGAAGTGCCCAGCGTGTCGATCACCTATTGAGGCAGCCATGAACGAAGTCGCTAAAGCCCAAGTCACCGCCCTCCCGGCCCGCGTAGAAGGCCCAGCTGCAAACTCCCCGATGGGGATGATGCTGGCAGCCATTCAGCAAGGCGCCACCTTGGAGCAGGTAGAAAAAATGATGGACCTTCAGGAGCGCTGGGAGCGAACTGAAGCCAAGAAGGCATACGACGCTGCCTTTGCAAACTTCAAGGCCGAAGCGGTGCGCATCGTGAAAGGTCGGAAGGTCACGGATGGCCCGCTGAAGAATAAGAGCTACGCCGAACTGCACGATGTGGTCGATGCAGTGACGCCTGCCCTATCCAAGCATGGTCTGTCGTCATCGTGGAAGCTGACGCGCGACGAGAAGGATTGGATGGAAGTCACCTGCTACCTAAGGCACGTAGGCGGCCACGAAGAAAGCGTTTCCATGGGCGGCCCGCCCGATGCGGGAGGCGCCAAGAACGCTATTCAGGCACGAGCGAGTACCAAGACCTACTTGGAGCGCTACACGCTCAAGGCGATCACCGGCCTATCCGAGCAGGACGATGACGATGACGGAGCAGGCGCGACGTCTGCGCGGGTCATCACAGGCGTTCAACTAATGCGGCTGCAGGGAATCGTTTCGCAATGTAGCGAGGCGGTGATTGAAAGGTTCGGCAAAGACTGGCCGGACCCGTCGCAAATCCCGGCAGGCCAGTTTGACGGCATCGTATCTTCGCTTGAGCGTGCCGCCGCACGACACAAGCAGCGCATGGCAGACGGCATGGGAGGTGAACATGCAGATAATCCGTGACGTAGAGCAGGGTTCAGCCGACTGGCTGGCTCTGCGCCTGGGTATCGTGACCTGCTCCGAACTGGATTGCCTGCTGGTTAACGGAAAAGGCGAGGCCGGCTTCGGGGCTGGCGCCTTCACTTACATGGACACGCTGATCGGCGAGCGGATCACTGGCGAGGCCGCAGACCCGTTCAGCGGAAACCGCCACACCGAGCGCGGGCATGAACTGGAAGCCGTCGCCCGCGGCCTGTACGAATCGCGCGAAGAGGTCGCCACGGAACAGGTGGCCATCATCCTGAACCACGGCATCGGCTACTCGCCAGACTCTCTGGTCGGCGCCAACGGGCTCACCGAGATCAAGACCAAGCTGCCGAAGTTTCAAGTCGGCGTGATCCTGGCTGGCGAGATCCCAAAGGAGCACGTCGCGCAGTGTCAGGGCGGGCTATGGGTATCGGATCGGGAATGGATCGACTTCGTGTCCTACTGGCCGGGCATGCCCCTATTCGTCAAGCGCGCATACCGCGACGAGGCGCTGATTCGCAAGATCAGCGAACGCGTCTCCACCTTTTACGAACTGCTCGAAGAGCGCATGAATCGGGTCATGGGCATTGCCGCCTAACCCAACAACCAAGGAGCCGACATGGCACAGCTATTTGGACTGGCCCGACTGGGCCGCGATGCAGAAGTTCGATTCACGCAGGCTGGAAAGCCTGTAGCCACCCTGGCACTGGCGTTCAGTTACGGGAAGAAGGAGAACGGCCAGCGCCCGTCTCAGTGGGTAGACGCAGCGCTTTGGGGTGATCGAGCCGAAGCCCTGGCGCCTTACCTACTCAAAGGCCAACAGTTGAGCGTGACGGTCGATGACGTGCACATCGAAACCTTCCAAAAGAATGACGGCACGCAGGGCCACAAGCTGACCGGGCGCGTATCAAACATCGAATTCGCGGGAAGCGCGCCGCAGCAGAACGGGCAGAGCCAGCCTCCAGCGCAAGCAGCACCACGCCAGCAAGCCCAGCCGCAGCAGCCAGCCGCACGCCAGCAGCCAGCGCCGGACTACGACAGCTTCGACGACGACATCCCCTTTGCCAACCCATACCGCGGCGCCCGCTCGCTGCTGATCTGATCCATCCAGGGCGCCCAGCGCGCCCTCCTCCCCGGTACATCCCAATGCAAGAGTTCAAGTACGACCGCGTGCACACGCCGGCCGCGCACGAGGCTGCGCGCCTGGAAATAGCGCAGAAGATGGCAGCGTTTGAAGCTGCCAAGGGACCAGTGGAAACCCAGCCGATCCGCGTAGAGGAAAAACTCATCCCCTACCGAATCACCTGCCCGGAGAAGAAGCAGGCAGATCGAGCAAAGGCCGTGGCTACCAGAAAGGCGCGCACGGTGGCGGCATGAGCAGGACATTGAAAGGCCGGCTTGTCCGGCGCGAGATCAACGGCATCAGCGAAAAGCTCTGCGGCTGCTGCGAGCAGTGGAAGCCGCTGGACGATGATCACTTCCAGTTCATCAAGACGACTGGCGTCTGGCAGTGCTACTGCCGGCCGTGCCTTTACGCAAAGGCTGTAGCGCGGGCACAGGCTCGAAGGAAGGCAGCATGACACGAGACGAATACCTAAGCCGCGCTCATGAGTTCGCACCGCGTGGTGAGCGCCTGCCGCAATCCAGGCTGAACGCTGAAATAGTCCGCGCGATCCGCACCAACCGCCGCGGGCTCACTGCGCGCCAGTGGGCAGAACAGCTCGGCGTCCACCAGCGGACCATCGACAAGGTGCGCGACTACCGCAGCTGGCGGCACGTCGCCTAGGAGGAGAGATGACCTGCACAAGCCCGCTTGCTGGAAGGCGCCGCACGGAATACCGGCACTGGACGCCGGCAGAGGACGCAACACTGGCAGAGCTGTATGCCACCAAGCCAATCACCGAGATAGCAGCCCTTATGGGGCGCGGCACCGGCTCGATACACAACCGCGTCTCTAAGCTCGGACTGACACGCCCGGATGAGTTCAAGGAAATCACAGGCTGCGGCAGGTTCAAACCTGGCCACCAGACATGGAACTCTGGCCGCAAAGGATGGCAGGCAGGAGGCCGGGCCAAGGACACGCAGTTCAAGCTGGGTCACCGACCATCGAATACCTGGCGCCCCATCGGAGCGGAGCGCACCGACAAGGGCGGCATCCTCTACCGCAAGGTGGCGGACACCGGCAACAAGCGCACCGATTGGCGCCCGGTCCACGTGATGTTGTGGGAAGAGCACAACGGCCCCGTGCCGGCTGGGCATTTCCTCGTCTTCAAGGACAGGAACCCCTCCAACATCGCCATCGACAACCTAGAACTGGTCACCCGCGCAGAGAACATGCGCCGCAACTCAATCGACCGCTATCCGCCCGAGTATCGCCAGGCAGCCATAACGCTCGGCTGGTTCAAGCGGAAGCTCAACAAACTGGAGCAGCACAATGAACAACCTCAGTGATCTGCGCGCCATCCTCGGCAAGACGATGGAGGGCGTGCTAGCCGGCACCTACTCGATTGAACAAGCAAAGGCTGTTGCCCAGGTCGCGGCCGAAGTGAATGCCACGGCGCGCCTTGAGGTGGACATGGCCCGCGCTACCGATGGCGATTTCCGAGGATCTGGCTTCATTGACGTCGAGCCCCGCATTGCGCCGCGCGAGCCGCTACGGAGGATTGCAGGCCAATGACCCTACGTGACCAGGGATTCCGCTACTGCCTGTCGCCGGATCGCACGCACTCGCGCTGGCTGCACCCCAACGAACTCAAGGCCACGCACAGCGACTGGATGGACGTGACCGACACGCCGACTGACGAACTTGTCGCGCTTATCTGCTGGCAGGACAAGCCACTACCACACGGCGAGGCCGAATGCCTTGCGGTGCAGGAGTCGCTACCGCTGTGAACGCACCAATCTTCTGCCGCACAGACGGCAAGCGAATCGGCCAATGCGCCTGTTTCCGCTGCCGCCCACCGGAGCCGCCCAAGGAGGCGCCATGCGCACCTACACGATCACCGTAACCGAGCGCCAGGCCGCAGAACTGCAAGAGGCGTGCGAGCTGCTTGCCCGCATCAAGATCGGCCAGATCGACCACGCCATTGAGCGGCTGCCGGGTTTCTACGACCGGCGCGATTGGGAGCGGGTCCACGCCACACGGCACGAGATCCAGCGCCTGGCGAACACGCTGATGCCGGAGGCCACAAAGCGCAGAGAGGATGGCGTTGCGTGGGACTTGTATCAGGTCATCCGGTATCGCCTTTCATGGGATCGCGCACACGACCAAGGCATTGTCCAGCCCGGCGAGCCGCGCAAATGGCCCGAGATGATGGGCGTCTGCTACGACGAGCCGCTGGCAATGAGCGGGCTGCCGCTGGCCACAATCAAGGAGATTGAGCAATGAACGACACACTGAAGGCAGCCGGGCGAATCGGCGCTGAGCTGGGGGCTGCGAAGGCGGAGCTGGAGCGGTTGCGCGAAGCACTAGAAACCTGCGAGTCGTGGTTTACCAAGCACTCCCCAACAGCTCCCCTGATCGGCGGTTTCGGCGATGCAGAGCATCCGATGATCACCTTCATCCGCGCCGCACTATCCCAGCAGGCCGAGCCGGTATGTCGATTCTGCGGGAAGCCCTCAGGTGACTGTGACCAGAGCTTTCCGCATCCAAGCGAGCCGGCCCCGGCGCAGGATGAGCAGGAGGTCGCAGCAGTTATCGGCTTCTACGAAGGTGAGCGCGAGCCTCGCCTGCTGTCGTGGAACGTGCTGCCAAACGGCGAGCATCGACTCTACGCCCGCCCCGCGCAGGCCGAGCAGCAGCCGGTGAGCTGGCAGTTCTATCAGGACGGCAAATGGTGGAACGGGGATGATCGAATCAAAGATCACCGGAAGAATACTGAGGCCGCTGGCATACCAGTGAGGAATGAGCAATGAGCCTATGGCAATCATTCAAGCGCCTACCGGAGCAAGAGCAGAAGCGCCAGTTTGAAATCCTCGCCAGATCGGACATGCAGCGAATCCGCATGGAAGTCTGGATAGAGGAAGAAGGCGAGCGCACGAACGTGTGCGTGAAGAACGTCCTCGGCAAGCGCTGCAGTTACTGCGGCTGCCGGGAATTGGAGGGGTGAGAGATGAAATTGAGCCTTGAGAAATGGGCGGAAGCGAACTTCGATCCGGTACCGACGCTCAACACGCTGCGGCGATGGGCGCGGGAGGCGAAGATTTTTCCCGCCCCGGTGAAGCACGGGCGCAGCTATTATGTTGAGCCAGACGCACAGTACATCGAGCCAGGCACGTTTGCCGGGCGCATCGCGAGGGATCGACATGGCGCCAAGGCCGCGTAAGACCGGTTCGAAAGACCTGCCGCCGAACCTGTACCGCAAGACGGATAGCAGGAACGGCGCCACCTATTACAGCTACCGTGACCCGCTGTCAGGAAAGTGGTACGGGCTTGGCTCAGACAAGGCGCAGGCCGTGCGGGAGGCTGTGCACGCCAATCATGCAGGCGCGAAGATGCAGCCGGCCCTGGTTGAGCGTATTGCAGTCGCGCCGACCCGCAGGTTCTCGGAATGGATCGACGAGTACCGCAAACTCTACGCCGAGCGAGATGTATCGGACCGCAGCAAGGAAACGGTGCGCATGAGGCTCAATCGGTTGAGCGAGGCGCTTGGGCACCTTGACACGGAAAGCATCGGGACGTTTGAGATTGCCGCCTACCTGAAGACTTTCACGGATGAAGGCAAGGCGCAGATGGCTAAGGCCATGCGGTCACTGCTGAGCGACCTGATGCGCGAGGCGATAGCGGCGGGATGGCGGAAGGACAACCCGGTCGAGGTGACACGGGCCGCGAAGGTGAAGGTCAAGCGCGAAAGGCTGACCCTGGAGCTATGGAAGGCGATCTACGCGGAGGCCAAGCAGCCTTGGCTGAAGCGGGCAATGGAGCTTGCGGTACTGACCGGCCAGCGCCGTGACGATATCGCCGCGATGCTGTTCAAAGACGTGTACGACGAGCACCTGCACATCATCCAAGCGAAGACCGGCGCCCGGCTGCGGATCAGCACGAAGCTGCGTCTGGAATCGCTGGGCCTTGAGTTGGGCGAGGTGGTTAAAGCCTGCCGGGATGCTGTAGTGTCCAAACATCTCGTGCATCACAGCCGCACCGTGAGTCGCGCGACGCCGGGAATGCCGATCATGCTGGACACGTTGACCAGCGCGTTTGCAGCCGCACGGGACCGCACCGGCATTGAGTTCGGGGCGAGCCCTCCGACCTTCCACGAGATGCGATCACTGGCTGCCAGATTGCACGCCGCGGAAGGCCGAGATCCGCAATTACTGCTCGGCCACAAGTCGGCAGCGATGACCGCGCTCTACCGTGACAGCCGGGGCGCCGAGTGGATCGACGTGGCATAA